ATGCTGACCGTCAAGCAGATTGATGCTGCTCGCCCCAAAGAAAAGTCATACCGCCTGGCGGATTCAGGAGGCTTGTTCCTCTTTATCCCGCCGACCGGCAAAAAGGTCTGGCGACTGCGGTACCGGTTTGACGGAAAAGAGAAGACGCTCGTCATCGGTCCCTACCCGGAGATACCGCTGACAGAAGCTCGGGCTCGCCAGTCTGAGGCGAAGATGAAGCTCCTTACTGGTGTTGACCCGGGAGAGCAGAAGCAGTCGCTGAAAAAGAAAGAGAAGGAAGCGGATGCTGATACCTTCGGTGACATATTCAGAGAGTGGTATGCACATAAATCTAAGGTGTGGTCGCCTGGCTATGCGGATGAGCTGCACCGGATGTTTACCGACGACATTCTGCCTATAGTTGGTCATCTGAAAATGGAAGCGGTTGAGCCGATGGTTCTGCTGAAGGTCATTCGACTTTTTGAAGAGCGTGGCGCGATGGAGAGAGCGGATAAAGCAAGGAGGAGGTGCGGCGAGGTGTTCCGGTATGCAATCGTAACCGGGCGGGCTAAGTATAACCCGGCACCCGACCTTGTGGATGCACTGCGAGGGTACAGAAAGGAGAACTACCCATTCCTGCCAATTAACCGCATCAGGGATTTCCATAAGGCGCTGGAAGGGTATGGTGGAAGTGTGATTGCAAAGATTGCGGCACAGGTTCTCCACTATACCGCCCTGCGAACAAAGGAGTTACGCTCGATGGCATGGGCGAACGTCGACTTTGAGAACAGGCTTATTACGATTGACGCTGAGGTAATGAAAGGGCGGCGCATTCATGTGGTGCCAATGTCAGACCAGGTGGTTGAGTTGCTCACCTTCCTGAATAAGGTCACCGGCCAGTACCTGCTCTGCTTCCCCGGACGAACAGACCAGAAGAAGCCCATCAGCGAGAATACAGTGCTCGGTGTGATACGGCGGATTGGTTATGAGGGTCAGACCAGCGGCCATGGATTCCGGCACCAGTTCAGTACTGTAATGAACGAACTTCACTGGAATAGTGATGCTATCGAGGCTCAGCTGGCTCACGTCAATTCACAGGGAACGCGAGGCATTTATAACCACGCCCAGTACCTCAATAATCGCATAGAGATGATGCAGTACTGGGCGGATTGGCTGGATGGGAAAGAAGCTTAATCCTTAAATGATCGGCCGGAGCGGTTCGTATACGGACACTATCTCGGCCGTCACCTTCCCCAGCACGATAATCCCTTCCATGCCCTCTCCGTCGATCGTCTCGCCATCCGAGGTGATAATTCCTGTTTTAAACAATCTCCCTAACTGCGAATAGTCTCCGAGCTGGAATGCGACTTTGTCGCCTGTCCTGCCCTGCATTGTTCTGTCAACAATCGCGAAGCCGACCGGCGTTTCGATCATCAGCATGTGAGTAGGATGAGGCATAAGAAGCTTGTTCAGGTCGATACGTCCTTCAACGTAGTCAGACGCAGGTGATGGAAAGCCCATATCATATCCCCCCGTTCGGGTTGAACTGACGGTAGGTCTTAGCCTCACCCTCCTGCGTAGATGTATCACGGAACGTCGCCGTGTTTGCCTTTATCCACTGGTTAGCCTCACGCAGGCTGAAGTGCCAGTTAACCAGCTCCAGCTGATGGACAAACTCCTGCGTCCTGACGATAACGCCCAGCCCAGGCTCTCGCCTCATTGCAGCCATGAATGCCGCCTTGATATCACTCTCTCTCGCCATCATAAATCCTCCTCTGATAAATACTGTATGGATAAACAGTAATATTGATCGACAGGTTTGATCAAGGCGGACCAGTTCACATATTTGTAAAGGGACTGAGCGGTAAGGGAATTTTGGTTGGCGGCTTCGACCAGGGGTGACTAACCTCAAATTACCCACCCCGTAGCCTGCTCAGACAGGAGCGGCTGAGTCATTGCCCGGTCGCCGGGCTTTTTTATGCGTCCAGGCCGTCAATAGCCTTCATCCGCTTTTGTAACTCGGTGATGATAGCGTTCTGACTTTCAATAATTCCGTAGAGAGCCTTAATTGCCGCGCCGTTAAGAGTTGCTGCCGCTTTGCCGGGATCAATACTTTTCATGTCTTTAATCTCGATTAGCTCGTCATTATCGCCTCGGCACGAATACGTGTAATTATCAGTAGAAACGACTTCAGGCAAATATTTCTCTAAATCCTGCGCCAGATAACCCGCACTACGCCCGCCCTCTGTCCATCCACCGTTACCGTCAGGCTTGTCCCGCATTTTGAATGTGACGTGCCGGAGCTTCAGTACGGCGCTGAGTGCGTATTCCGGATCGATATCCTGAATATCAGTTTTGATTCGTTCATCCGAACCAGTAACCCATCCGCCGGGGGCCAGCCCAACACCATCATTGCGCAACTGGAATCGGTACAACTCGACTGTGTTATCAGCGTTGATTAGACGAAATACGTATCCACCCAAACCGCCGCCTTTATTGTTCTGGAAGGTGCTGATTCCGTTGGATGTGTCCCAGCCCATTGACGTGCCGGTGAGCGTTGCAGTGTAATTGCCTCCGGCGTGAACGCCATTTGTAGCCCTGATATTAGCGTTAACCTGCAGCTGCCCGGTTATTGTGCCGCCAGTCGTTGCCAGTTTGCTGGCCAGACTATTTGTCAGCGATGTCCATGAGGGCCCGGTGTATTGGCTCCCATCAGGCAGAGTTACAGTAATATTTCCATTTGCGCTATATACCTGCTGCCAGTTGGCCTTATCAAGGTTCAGTCCGCGAATGGCTTTGGCAACATCGGCGGCCACCTGTGCAGTAATCCCAACGAGTGCCGCGTTAGGAACAGCTGTCCATGCTACACCTGATGCGTTGGGTCCGTTGTACGCAGTGATAAGCGTCACGCCTGTTGCTGAGTTGACCGACTGAATGCCGAGCGTATAAGTAATCCCGCCAACAACCGCAACAATAAAGTCATTCGCTTTCAGCTCAGTCGTGAAGCTGGTCCCCGAGCCTGTCACAGCTGTTGAGTTATTGGTTAATGCAATAGTGCCTGCTGGCATAGCTTTCTCCGGGCAATAAAAAACCCGGCGCGGTGGCCGGGTTCATTGATTTGAGTTATTTACTATTTGTCGCAGGTGCTTTCAGTGAAGTTTGTTTTCGATACCCACTGCCATCCGAACGGATTTCCTGCGTAATACTTAGTCTGGTTTGCCACTTTCTTGACGCCGTAAATCGGCACGGTCACATCCTGACCGCCTATCCGCGCCGTTGCTGAGCATTGTTGCGGCGGTAATGACTGACAGCCAGCGAGAGTGAAAAATGCTAAGCATAAGAGAATTTTTTTCATTTCATCGTCCTTGCAAAATTTTATCTCTTATACCTACAGCACGGAAATACATCAACATGATTTATCAATCATAATGATCGAAAATCTCAATACCTCAAAACATTCACAGCTACCAGTCGGTTTCGGTAATTGGTAAGAGTACCAGTACCGCCCCCGCCAGTATTAATATTGCCTATATAGCCACTGGTGATTTGCGTGGTGCTGCCGTTGAACCTTGCGCTGCTTGCATATTGAGCGACTACTGGGTATACCTGCCCTCCCTGACTCACTGTGCCGGTATAATTTCCAGTATAAGCCGGGGCGACCGCCCACTCTCCGCTAATATTAAAATTGGCGTTGAGGCCGGATCCTGCGTCAGATGCTTCATCTCCAAGTTTTTGGACATCACGGAGAACCTTAGTCTCATTGGTAAGAATGCACCTGCCCTGCGCATCATTTATCTGAATTCCCCATGCAGGAATTGGCTGAAACTGGTACCCGAAAATATAAACATTGACTGTTCTTGCCGCGCCAGCGCAGCGTAAGCTCCAGACCCCACCAGATAACTCCAGCGCTTCACACGTGCTTTGTGCGTTGCCCTGAGCGCCATTACTGTTGACAAAAACAAACCTGATGACCCCGTCATTGTTAAATAAATTTATAACGGCTCCCGACCCTGACGCCGCAGGTACACTAAGCCCGCGCTTTTCAAGAAGGGTTAATGGCATTGTTTCGCCAATATAAAATGGCACGCCTGCTGAGTCTGTCAGCATTGCTCCGTAGGACATATTACCTCACGAACACCAATATATTGCCCGGCACGTTGGGAAAGGTGCCTGCCGAGTAATCAGAACCGGATACCTGGCTGACTAATATGCTTCCACCGCTTGCATATATCTTCTTTCTGCCATTGCCGTTCCTGTCGCCACTGGCCTGAAAGAGATAGTCTAGTGAGTAACCTGAAGGTAATGAAAACGCCTGGTTATAATTACTGGTTGAATCTATCGACATAACACCGATCGCATTTATTTTAACGAGACCGGTATTATTATCGACACCGTTGGCATCCCAAGTCCCAAAGCCGTAAGCCATTAAAGTTCTCCTATCCTAACTCTCAGCACACCATTGCCGTCATACACGCTTAGCTGATTGTTTGTTTGAGTCATTCGACCTGATCCTGCTTTGTATCCATTAAGCTCAAATGAACCGTCGGAGCGCATGATCGTGCCGGTCTGTCCTGACACATAGTTTGCTGAATACCATGAGCCAACCTTCTGAAGCGTAATTGAGGCATAGTTGATGAAGGCGTCGCGCATAAAGACCTGTCCATTAACGGCCGTAAATGCGAGCTGATAGGTTCCATTTGTGGTGTTGTAGATGCCAAAGTTATCGGCACTGAATAGCGCGAAAGACTGAGTAATTCCGCCATTACCTTCAACACCCAGCTGCATGCCGGCAACATATTTATTACCGTTACTGTCCACCTGCACCTTCACGCCCCATTGAGCAGAAAGCTTGCCGCTAAGGTCTGAATAAGCGCTGGATACCTGCTGCACGGATGCGGTGTTCTGGTCTGACTGGGCCTGAATCTGCTCAAACTTCTGGGCGTAGGCGCTGTCATTATTGGCAACCGTCTGGCGGACAGAAATGATATCAGCGCGGTTGCGACCATAAGCCTCGAACTGGTGATCAACTGAAGCATCAAGGTTGAGGGCGTTCTGAAGTATGCCTTCAATGTTCGTATCAATATTCGAAGTAAGGCGGTCGAATGCCTCCGACTCGCGTATCGCTTTATCGATGTAATCAAGCATGCCGGGGATGTCAGATGATGCCTGACCAGAAGCTTGTACAAACGGTGAAACACCGAAGGCGTTTTTCGTCCTGACATACATGTAGTAGGTGTGGTCAGCCTTAAGGCCATGCAGAGTCCACTGGGACGCCCTTCCGAGGAATTGCGCCTCTCTTTCCACCGCGCCGATTGAGCTGGCCGGAACCTCTCCTGTGTACCAGAACTCAAATGTCGTGTCGGTTGTCGCGCTGACATTCATTACCGGGACGATATCGGCTGAGAATATGCCTGGAGTCCATTGAATGAATGACGGTGCGGACGGAGCGCCAATCACCAGGCTGACCTGAGTTTCAGCGCCCTTCATGCCGTTTTCATTGCGGCCACGCACTCCCAGCGAGTAAACCCCGGCATCCAGACCATAGAAGTCATAACGGAACTGGTCTGTTTCGTACTGAGCAACAACCTTCCCGTCTGCGTTATAAACGTAAAGTTCAAACACGATCTTCTTGGTCAGCGTCGCCGTCTGCCAGGTTGCAGTGACCTGAATAGTCTCGCTGTTGACGTTGATGATCCGCAGGTTTTCGATGTTCGGGACACGATATCCATTGAGGGTATCATTAGGCGTTTCGAATACCGCGCCATCATCCACGATCGCCTGCTTGTTAGGGTCGAATAGCGTTGCTGAAATGCTGTAGATAGAGTTATTTTCGTCTTCAGATATCCCCATGACGCGAAACAGCCGAGTAGCAACGTCACCCGTTGAAATGACGAATATCGTTCCATCTTTAACCCAGTTCGGAGCAGTGCGCAGGGTAATAATGCGCCCTGAAACTGAGGCGATCTGATAGCGGGTGAACTTACCATTCGAGCCCATAAGCGACATCGTGTCGCCGCCACCGGCCAGAGATGAAACATCGGCATCCACTGTTATCACGGCGCCGCTGTGAGAAATGATTCGGCCGCCAAGACGGGTGGCAGCGTAATCATTATCCATGACCTCAATCACATCGCCTGGCATGAAAGCAATAGCATCTCGCGCCATCTTGAACGTGACTTTCTTGGTTTCTCGCTTGCAGGTTTCAAGCAGCCACTTACCTGCCCGGAAAGCCTGACCGCGGGAGGTGCAGCCGAAGGCCTCCAGCGTCGTTTCGTTGTAGCCGTACCGGTCAATCATCTGGTCATCAGAGACGTATTCTTTGACCTGCTCCCACCCGTTGTTTGGGTCAGTCCATGACACCACCACGGCGTTAAAGCGCTCTGAGCGTTTCATAGAACTGTAAGTAAACAGCCCGTCCACAACGCTGGCATTGGTAACGGCTGCAACAGGGTCCTGCGGGTTGTCCAGCATGATTGAGAAGCGCATGCCGTCCCACAGAGCAATGCCGCGGAACATGCCTGCAATCTTGTCGAGAATATCGCGGGCACTGGATTGCTCAGTGATATAAGCATTCAGGGTGAAGCGTGGTTCTTTGCCGCCATAGCCATCATCGACAAGCTGATCGCAGAACTGAGAAAGGACATACAAGCTGCCATCATCAACATCAATGTAGCCTGCCCGGCGCGCCAGTCCATAACGGGTATTTTTTACTAATGCGCGAAACAGCCAGGCAGGGTTATTGGTCCATGCGGATTTAAACCCGCCGGTCCAGATACCAGTGTATGTTCTGGCAATCGGGTCATAGTTATCCGGCACATCAACAATCAGCCCTCGCAGATGATAGGTGCGAGTAGGCGTGTCGGTGTACTGGTCTCGGTCAATCACCGCCCCAGCTACCGCTGCATAAGGATATGAAAGGCGGTCGTCAGTGATTTCAGTAAAGCTGTTCCAGATGGTGCCATTGGTCATCAGGTCGCTTGAGCTGTCAGGAGTTACGCGGCGCAGACGGATATCAAATGGCTTCTGCAGAGGAGCATCAATGATATGAGCCTCAAGGTACTCGCCTGATATTTTCCCGCTGATGGTGACGGTCTTCTGAATATTCCATGAACCAGCCGTTCCATTGCGCGTCTCGATGACCATGGTTACCGCAGTTTCGTGCTGGTTTCCCTTGGTATCCTGCTCCACCAGACCAGTTACGCCGATGTTCATTCGCACCCGGGTCACGTCGGTGTCGGTTACCGTGCGCACCAGAGGCGTGCTCTGGGTTACGTCTGTATTGACGACCGTGGTCGCTTCAATAGCGTCAAAGCCGGTGATAGATGACTGATTTGCAGAGCCCGGGCGCCATGCCACGCTGACGCCATTGATTGTTACGTTGCCGCCGGCATCAGTAACGGGCGTCTTGTTCAGCATGAATGAGGAAAGGTGACTCTGGTCTACCGGTCCGTAAATTGGACCTTCACTAATGAGATCGAGGACTTTGAGAAACTGCTTTGATTTGAGGTTGTCGTCGATAAGTTTGGGAGTGCTTCCGCCACCGCCGCCTGAGCTCATGCTTTCACCTTAACTGATGGAAATATCCCAGTCCTGATTATTGCTGGTATCAATACCGAGAGAGATAACGTTGCTGCCAACCACCATTTCGCCAATCAGAAGAGGAACCGGCCTGCCCTGTCCGATTCGGTTCTCAGCACTGGTGAATGAGTTGTTGGTAATGGAGTTTGTGTCCTGGTCTGCTGAACTCTGCGTCTTCATGTGTGAGGTCATATAGAGCGAGTAAGCAACCGAGGCGACCGTAACGGCCACCATGATCCAGACTGCCGCTACTGCGCTGATTGCGCCTTCAACAATCGGCACGAAGAGGACTGTTGCCCCGTCCTTCAGGTGCCTGTTCATGTGGAATTCGAGGTTATCCTGTGACACGTCACCGCCATCGATGCGAAGCCGCAGACGGGTTTTATAGAAATCGCGTTTGAATGCGGGACATTGAGCAAGCAGAAGGCGCAAGCCTTGCGAGGGTGTATCAACGTTCAGAGTGATTTGGCGGAAATGTCGTCGGAGATTCCCCGCAAATCTAAAGATGAGCATTTTTCATGCCTCCATATAGAATGCGTCAGGCTTACATAGGCTTGCCGGTAGGGCTCGCGGCGGCTGAGGCGCCCGGCCAGTTCGTGATGAAGAACGGTATTTTCTCCAAGCCAGAGCATTGCATGGCAAGGGTCTGACTCAGGGAAGGCGCGCCGAATGATCACGTCTCCCGGCATGATGTCGGCCGGAGCAACTTCGTAAAATCCGTTGGCTGCCATATTCTTCAGGTAGAGGTTTTCACCCCTCACCCACCAACCGTTAGTGCGCTCGAAGTCTGGCAGGTCTATACCGCACAGGTGGTAGGCGTCCCGGAAAAGCGTGTAACAATCCATCACTCCATGTTCGAATCGGCGGCCCAGCAAATGCGGTACCGGCCGGAGCTTTCGAAGCCTGCCAGCGCTTGCCAGCCACCACTCAATTCCGGTTGATATCTGCGCCACCCTGTCAGCAGCCGAAAGAACGAGCTTTGGCTCTGGATGAGAATGAAAAACGGCGGTGATTTCTCCCGCCGCTTCCGCTCTCATCCAGTCTGCTTCGCTTATGCGAAAGTTTCTCTCCGGGTCGGGGTGAAAGTTATTGCAGGGTATGAAACGAAGGCCATCAATAATCAGTCCACACACCTCATTTCGGGATAAAGCCGCATATGCCAGGCATTCATCTTCAATCATCAGGACACCTTTGAAGAGCCGGGATAGCCGCCATAGGGAAGCGGTTCAGGTTTAGGGAATCGCATACGGCAACCGGTGAGGTGCTTTGAGCACTTATCCCGTGACATGTCAGAGGTGGGATTATCTTTCTCATCAGCAACCGGTCCGCCTGAATAGCCACAACCATCGCCGCGGTAAACCCACTGGCAGACATCAGCCAGGATGGTGCGCGCCGGGATAATGGCGTTATCACAGTCTACTGGCGTAGCCAGATTGTAAGTGACAGTCTCAAACGTCTCTTCTGCCATCTCCTCTATAACGTAGCGCGACACAGCTTCCATAGTCGGATCGGCATCAGCATTACCGTTCGGGAAATTCACCGGGTCGAGATGTTTCACCAGCACCTGCCGACGGGTCACCACGGCACCCAGCGCGTCATCGAAATCGTGGTTGATACCGGTAATGAGCCCGGTAATGTTCGCTACCTTCATTGTCGGGCGCGAATAGGTACCTTCTGACTTGGTTTCAAATCCTTCAACGGCGATCGGATAGGCTGAGTATGCGCGTCCTTGCCAGATTACATCGTTGTAATACCCGTTAGTTCCAGCGTGGAAGCGAATCACATCGCCGCCAAATGACTGCAGGTCTACCTCGAACAAGTCGAGCATCGCGCCTACACCGGAGTCGGTGCTTTCGATGATTAGTTCTGCTGGTATGTCTCGCATATTGCGCCCATAAAAAAGGCCGCCAGATGGCAGCCGCTAATCCCAATGCTCACTGCTGGCACACTCATCCAGCGCAAAAGCTATTGCCTTCTTCTGGTCATCGTTGAATGTTTCCCAAATCTCCCTTAGTTCGTAGGGAGCGTAGTTACACCAGTTGTGAACGCGATTATCTTCATCCCATTTGGGTTGCTGCCATTCGATACCTATAAGGCAGGCCTCAAAAGTTTGGCGTCTTTTCTCCCTCTCCTCTTCTTCAGTTAGTTCTTTAGGTTTTGGGTGACTCCTGATGATCAGGGCAGAATCGAGAAGCTTAATCATCGCGGCACCTGCTCAAACGTGGCGGTAAGTTCATGCTGATTACCAGTTTTCTTCAGTGACCATGAGCGGCACACGAACAGCCGTTGCACGCCCGTGTCAGATGGTGTCCAGTAGAATGCCTCAACTGCCATTCGCGCAGTCAAAAACGTGTCAGCCGATTTAGCTGCATTAGGTCGGGAGCACTTGGCATCGTCGAAGCCAACGAACGTCAGCTGGTACCTACCCATCAACGGGTTGATACCCTTAACCTGACGTTGCTCATAACCATCGCCCAGCTTAACTACGGCTACATCAGGCGTGCGATCGCCCGTGAGGCCCTTTTGAGGGCTCCATGTGAAAGTTTCTGGCATGTGGGTTATCTACCTTTGCTGAGTAAACCTGAAGGTCGCTGCTGGTCTTTGATGGTGCGAATGGCAACAGTCTGCATCATCTGCGCCATTTGCTTCTGCGTGGCTTCGTCAACGCCGCCTGTGGTCTGGATATCGAAATTGAAATTCAACACTAGCCCACCACCGGCACCGCCTCCACCGCCAATATCCCGGTTGCTGATTACCGATCCATTGTCGCCGGGAATCATGTACTGGCTGCCATTGCTGGCTTTGAAGATTTCAGGCTTACCGCCTTCACCTACCCGATACATGCTGCTGGCATTGACGGGCCCGCCGTGCTCACGAGCGCCAGCTATTGCCAGCCCCTTTGATGCCGCTAATGCAGTGGTATAGGCTGTAGTCCCTACTGCTGAAGCGCTGCCAAGTGTTGCTATTGATGCGCTCATGGCTGCAGGAGCCCATGCGGCGGTAGCTGCCGTTGCCTGAGCTGCAGTTGATGCCAAGGCAGCTGCTGCAGCCGCCTGCCCCATAATCATGTTTTTGACGTACTGCAGGCCCATTTCCACAAGACCACTAACGACGCTGTTCAGGATAGTCGTCCCAATGTTAGCGAACGACTCAGCTAGGCTTTGTGTCCCATTAAGAAGGCCAGTGATAGCATTTGTTGCTCCGCCCTGAAGTGAGTCTATTGCATCGCCCAGCATCTGATTTGCTTGACTCTGATTTTCCCATATCTTCCACGCAGCATCGATGCGAGCCTGCTCATACTCAGTATTGGCTGCGTTGATAAGTGCCAGTCCGTTAGCAGTTATAGCGCCTTTCTCAGTTTCGAACTCCTGAATCAGAGCCAATTTGCGGGCATTCTCGTTGGCGAGAGCCTGAACCGGATCTATAGCTCCTTGTGCATCCTGAGTCGGTGAAACTCCTGCGGCTGTCTCGGCACGGATTTTTGCAAGGTTAACCTGGTGTTGCGCCTCAAGTTGCTCTGATGTGGCGTTGTACTGCTGCTGGCTTATCTTTTTCGCTGATAATGCAGTCTGAAGATCAGCTACATCTTGCTTATAGCTGGCATCTTCCTTGGCTTCTGGGAGAAGCTTCTCAGCTGCCGCCTGCGCCCGGATTGCGTTGCCGGTATCCCACTTAGTTGCGGCATATTGCCCAGCAAGCTTGATATCATTCTGCGTTGCCGCACTACCCAATGACTGCTGAGCCGTGAGGATTGCCTGCTCTCTGCTGAGTTCTCGAGTTGAATCGCCAGCCAGCTCTGACTGCTGCTTCAGATTAGCCAGTTTCTGCGCTATTGATTCAGCCTGAGTCTCGGCTTTCTTCCCTGCCGCCAGGCCTTCCTTCGTTTCTTTATTCCTGGCTGCCTCTGCTGCCTGAAGGTCGTATTGCGCCCCAGCTAATTGACCAGCTGCAATGACCTGATTCGGGTTTCCACCTTTATCAGAGGCTTCCATTTGCGCTTTGGTAACCGCGCGAAGGCGCTTATCGGTGATGGCTAGTAGCTTATTTTCATCCTCCAGATCTTTGTTATATGCATCAGCTTTATCGCTGCGAGGGATTTCCAGGCTGGTAGCGTTGAACTTATCCTTTGCCCGGCTGGCGAAGTTGATAGCATTGCCAAGCTGGCTCATTAGCCCAGCAGTTACTCCGGCCTGATCCCCATCACGCTTAAGCAGATCTATACCTTGGGCGAATTCACCGTTGAACTGTGCTCGTAAAATGCCCGCCTTACTGACTGTCTGACTAAGCCTGTTTTGAGCGGTCTCGTTCTGAGCCAGCAGCTGAGTGTGCTCACTTTGGACATCCGCCAGCTCCGAGAGCGTGACTTTATAAAGAAGGCTTCCCTCTTCAAGAGATCCGAGAGTGCGACGGAGACGAGACTGCTGAAGCTCATTGGCCTCAAGTGTGGACTGATTATCTTTTAAAGCATCAGCCTGCGCCCGGATTGATTTGCTGGCGTTGTCGATCTCAGCAGCAAGCTGAACCTGACTCATGCTTTTCATTTTGGCGATGACGCCATCCAGCTTGTCAGCAAAGTCTATGCTTTCCTGCCGCGCCTGCTGCATCTTCTGATAGAAGTAGAAGATTCCAGCAGCTGCTATTACGGCCGCTCCAACCGGGCCGCCAATAAGGGCTAGTGCGCCACTGGCAAGAGATTTAATAGTGGTTGTTGCAGTCACTGCCGCGGCTGTTGCTGTTCGCGTTGCGGCAGCCTGCGCAATCTGAGCCTCGGCATATGCAGCAGATCGCTGGATAGCCACTGACTTTACGGTATTGAGGTTTTGCAGGGCAAAGCCCTCTGCCGAAGAACCTTTGGCAACGTTGAACTCAGCCTGAGCAAGTGCAAGCGAAGACAGAGCGGCTTCTTTATCCAGTAGGGCCTTTCTGGCGACTACAGTGGCTGCTGCGGCTGTTGCTGCGGTGGATTGCGCGGTAGCTACTGCCTGAGCCCTGGCAGCCAATGCGTCATCCACTCTGGCTTTCGTTGCCATCGCTAGGGCGCCTGTGAATCTGCCACCAAAAATAACTGCGGAGGCAGCAACCACGTTGGCGACCACATCCAGATTCTCACTTAAAGAGATAACGCCCTGGTTAAATATTTTGATTGACGTGCTGACGCTGGAGCTTTCGCCGACAAATTTAGTGATGTTGTTTGTGGCGACTGTGAATGCCTGCCCCATAGTCAGTGCAGTGTTCGCGAATTCCTTCGCAATGGCATCGCTTTGCTTCAACAGGCCATTGACCACTACCTCGGTCGTCAACTTGCCCTGTGCGGCCATGCCACGTAGTTGACCAATAGTCACGCCCAGTGAATCAGCCAAAGCAACAGCCAGGCGACTGCCGTTTTCAGAGATTGAGTTGAATTCTTCGCCGCGCAGAACGCCAGACGCCAGCGCCTGAGACAATTGCGTCATGGTGGAACTGGCTTCTTCCGTTGTTGCACCAGATACGGTAAGACCTTTGTTGATGGTCGTCGTTAGCTTAATCAGGTCGGCCGTGCTGGTCCCAGCGCTCCTTGTTGATCGCTCAAGTCGCCCATAAAGGGTTGCCGTTGCTTCCAGGCTTGACCTGGTATCCTGAGAAATATTGAAGACTCGCTGCGTAACATCCGCAAGTTGCTCATTGGCGCGTACGGAGTTGGCTAGCTTGTTGTTCACCGTTACCCAGGCGTTGCCATATTCGGCGATCTGCTGCACAGAAATGGCGGCAGTCAAGGCTGAGGCGACCTTGGTCAGCGAGGCAAATGACTTCTCTGCATTCCCAACTGATTTGGCTGTGCTATTAAAGCCCTGGTCGAGCTTGTTGAGGCGCTCATTTACCTGGCGCTGACCCTCGATAAGTCTGGCGACATTCATTTCAATCTCATAAACGATGTTGCCAACTTGCTGTTCGCCTGCCATTCGCTTTTCTCCGGGCATAAAAAAACCCCGCCGTGGCGAGGTTTGTGATGTTAATTTATTTTAGAAGTAACCGTTGTCCCTGCAAGTCATTATCGTCGCTTGCGCATCAGTATCACTACCGCCTAGAGCTATTATTCCTGCTCCCGTAGGCCTGCCTTTTTTATCATGCGTAATCATTGCCATAAATGGGGAGTCACCTACATAGCCGCCATAAGAGTTTTTCGAGTTAACAAGCCCGCAGTAGGCGCCCTTCCCATTTGAAACATAATATGAGTGTTTAAATTTGGCGCTATCTGGGTCTTTTAAGCGATCTTTAACTGCCTGCTCAACGAAGGTTCTTTCTGCTTGAGTAATACTTCTCTTTTCCCACTGCTTTGGATTTGTGCTTTCTATTGAAGTAACGCCATGCGACTTTTCTAAAGAGCATTCAGCCCACTGCTCTGTGGATTTAGCAATGGTGTCCGAAACTGCAAAGCTCTTAAAATCTTGACTCATAACATATGATTTACTTGCATCTGAAACCCTCCAGACCGTTTTCAGGTCGTCTTTCATTTGCGGGCTCAAGAGATATGTTCCATTAGGTCTATAAACCTTCATCGCACCATTATCCACTTCAACCTTTGCGGCTTCCTTGCCTATCATTGGTCCCATTTTGCCGTTGTTTACAGCGGCCTTTGAGTAGACACAATTAAACGTATCCGCAGCAAAAGCCCCAAGCGGCATCATTGAAAAAACCAGAATTAAAAGCTTCTTCATATCCCTATCCCCAAAGTAAACGATGGGATAAATCCTAGCTGGGATACATCGCAATGGAAAGCAACAAAGCTAACGAGTTGGTGTTATCACGCATTCGCCAGCCTTTTCGCCTTTTTAGCAAGGTAATCATCTGCAACCTGATCGTACTCTTCCCGCGTGAATCCTTTCTGGTCAGGGTATTTAGCTGCAAGCATGTGCTGAAACTCGGTCATCGTTAATTGCTCGGCTTCTGAGCGTGTCATATTGAAATGATTGCGGGCCGCGCTGACGTAGTCAAAGGCGTTAAACTCTGTCGTCGCCTTGCCGCTTTCGTGGCGCTGTAACTGGCGAACCTTTGCTTTACCGATGATGCCATGTGTTATGAGTGACTGAGCTATTAGCAGCAATTCAAAGTCACCCATCAGCCCCATGCGTCGCTTAAATGGCCTGCCTTTCGTCCTGGCCGGGCGGAACTCACCGATAAGCGCCGATAAATCACTTTCGCAGCATGCTTCCATCACGGTCATGGCAGCCATAAGCGCCCTCTTGCCGTAACTGCTGTTTCGTATGTGCTCAATTAACCATGAGGGAACATGCCCATACGCTACTGTTGCTCGTTCAACAAGTGGCGTCAGCTCATCGCTATGCAGGTCGGCAAATGCCTGGACAATCTCCTGCGGCTCACCGATTCGACTCATTGCTGCGAATGAAGGGCGCAAGAAATATTCATCTTCACCGGCAGTGATGAGGCACTCACCAATCTCTTTATACGGCGTCATGTGGTCTCCATAATCATTATCAAGGGCTGGAGCCAGCCCTTTGGAATGGTTACGAAGCAGTAACCGTTACAGCTGTAGTGCCGGTAAAGTTACCGTCATTTGACTTGAAGGTGATGGTTGCAGAGCCAGCCGCTACCGCCGTGACCAGGCCGGTGCTGCTGACGGTCGCCTTCGTCGCATCCGAGGTCGTCCAGGTGCCGGTGCGGTCAGTTGCATCAGTAGGCTGTACAGTGCCGGTAAGCTGACGTGTAGCGCCAACTGCCAGACTTGCTGTGGCCGGCGTTACTGTCACGCCTGTTGCTGCGACAGTCTCATCAGTATCGATAACCTGAATGGTCGTAGCATCGCCCACTTTGAACTCAGTGGTGAAGGTCACAATGTCATTTGTACCTCCATCAGAGCTCAGCGCCGTAATGACCATGTAGCCCTGGAATGTCACTTCACCGTATTCCATGCGCACCCAGATACCAGGCTGGCGCCGGGCCTTCAGTTCAGCAGCGAAATACTTGATGAAGCGGCCTACACCGTACTGGTCCAGCTTACCTTTCTTACGCACTTCACCTTCAAAGCTCATGGTGAAATCTGAGTTGGTGATGATGCTCTCAACAAAGCCACCGCCATCATCTGCATCAGAGGTGACAGTGTTTGGTGAGAAGTCCCACCCTTTACTTGTGCCGGCGGCAAGAGCTTTCCATTCCGATTCCTGCGGCAGCACATCGCTGCAGCCATCGGCAACTTCAAGCACAACGGCACCACCGAACAAACGTTCGTTGCTGTTCTGGCAATCTGCCATGGGTAATTCCTCTTTGATGTTTTACTGATCGCCGTGGGTGGCGACGAACTGGAGCCGATAAACCAGACGGCCTTCGGCGGTGAGAACTGGCGCCGGTATGCCGCCAAGGTTTTGCAGATAGCCGATGCAGCTGTCGGACATGGGGTTTTGTTGAACGTGTTCGATAATGGCCTGCACTGCCTCATCAACCACACCATTGCCGCCCTTAGCGCCAATCACATCCAGCAGTACATAATATTCAGCACCAAGCTGGTTACGTACCGCGCTGCCGCCATTGGGGCGAAACACCATGAACTTATCCGATGTTGTGCCAGTGTCATTCCATACAAGCAACTGCGTCTTAAAGCCTTCCGTCAGGCCTGCATCCACCAGGTAATTGCGCACGCGCGTATGCATAGCAGGGTTCAAAGTGCCATCTCCTTTTTGATTACTGCGTTGATGGCATCGCGCGAATCTTCGAAGCCCTTGGTCAGGAACTCTTTCTGAGCGGTTGCCCTGCGGAATGTCTGCGGCACGTTAGGGTCGTGAACATAAACCGCATAGTTAGCCGAGTAGCCCACGCGCCCGGTCAGTCGAGTTCCTTTAATGTCGAGCTCTCGATACTGGCTGTTGATAAGCGTGGATGTGTCGATAGGCGTGTACAGAGCCGCCTGTGATGAGCCGATGATTAATGCGCTCTGAATGGCCCTTGCCGCTTTCCTGCCCTGAATGTCACCAATCAGTGCATTGAGGTTCTGCTGAGCCTGTCGGATGCCGCGGACCTTTACTCCCATATCAGACCCCCGTCAGAATTGCATAATCATCAGTCAGCCGCTCAAAGGTGTCTGCATAGCGAACTGCCTGCATCACCTCATCAGCACCCGCTGCGATCGGGTCAGGATTGCCCGAAGCACCAATCAGGATGTAGTCACCGGTATCTGCCAGTGCGTACTCAGTCCAGATGGTGTTCTTGACCACCTTCTCGCCGCCTATAGCCCCTAACCGCTTGCTCAGCCCGCCCTGATAGTCGCAGGCAATCACAAGCGGTTCAGACCAGCCCAGAGAATCGCCGTACTCATCCAGCCCCAAAGGCTTCCAGATGGTCGCCTGCGCTGTATATGACCAACTGGCTAAAGATGACATGTCACTCCCTCCAGCTGATTACAGTGGGTTTTTCAGCAGCGATGCGAGGGCAATTAATCCGCCACTCGCCAGCTTCGTTTACGAATCCTGTGGTCTGTTCGCCGGTATCTGTTTTAATCCACACCCGGCTGAATGCCTTGGGTAGCCTTTCCGATACAGGAATCCACATCAGCAGCCCCCCACAACATCAAAGAACCCAACGCTGTTGCCTACATCAATCGGGAGTGCTGATGTACAGCCAGACGTATCGAGCGCGGCGAGAGTGTTGCGCATAGTCTTCACGTCACCGCTGTAATCGAATGAACGAGACGCCCCTGAAGGCGCTGACTGTGATTTGATGCGCTGGCTATATGCGGTGATAGCCATCAACGTCACGGCGTACACCTGAATCAGCATCAGATCGCATTCATCGTAGCCAGCCGCCTCTAGGCACATGCTGATATTGCCTAACTTGCACAGGTAGGCATCAATCATGAAGTCCGGGACGGAGTAACCCAGCGCAGATAACTGCTGTTTAACCTGCGCCGCCGTTATCTGCACTGCCATGGTTACTTATCCTTTTTGATTGCGGCCGACAGCGCTGCTTCGGCTTCGTCAGCTCGCTTGGTTTCTGCTTCCAGAGCGTCAGCGTGCTCTTTCTCTTTGCTCGCAGCGGCGTCCTGCAGTTGTTTTACCTGTTCCAGTGCATCATCAAGCTTCGATTGCAGCACCGATGTGTCAGTGCTTACAGGTGCAGACGGTGTAGCCACTTCGAAGGTCAGCTTCTCGCCTTTCTTCTCGGTGGCCTTTTCGGCTTTACCCTGAGCAAGCCACTTTTCAGCGACCGAATCCTCTACGTCATAAACCTGACCGGCCTCCAGTTTCTGGAAGCCGGCACCGGCAAAGAGGTTTGAAACCAGTACCTTTACGAGTGCCATTTTTTTTCCTTAGCTCGAAGCGTGAATGACGGAGTACTTGTTGTTGATGTCCTGCTTAACCATCAGGCCCATCGCACCCCATGTGCGCCAGATATAATCGCTGTTGTAGAACGGACGCGGGTCGGCAACGGTTCCGATAGCCTGACCGACAATTGGAGCAATGACGCCTGCAGTCAGTGGCACAATCAGGATTTCATTACCTGAAAGTTGCGCATCTTCTTTGATGGCCGCGATACCAGACAGCTTCAGGAGCTCTTCCAGCACTGTGCGGGTTGCGTTCACGTCGAAGTAACGTTCAAGGTTCGACATAACCTCTGCCGATACATACCACGTCTGCGGTGCGTACTGGCTGTTGGTCACGCGGACCACATCACGCAGGGCGATCGCATTGGTGCGCAGCGCTACCGGATCGGTGCTGGTTGCGAAGTTAAAGGTCAGAGTTACCTGAGCAACGCGCTCGTCAGCCTTCAGGCCCTTCCATGTAAGGCCGTCAAACTTAACGTAGTTGCCTTCTGAATCGCGGAAGCCGTTGAACATGTAGTCAACGTACTGACGCTGCACGTCTTCAACAGAGCCGCTTTGCGCATCAGCCTGAGACTGAAGTGCTGACGGGCTATTGAAGATTGGGTCACGCCAGGTGAACTTGAAGCCTGAGTCATGCACCGGAACCATGGTGCCGTCAAAGGTATAGCTCTTCGCATCCAGCGCCGCGCCAATCTGACCGGACATAGATGTGTGCGCCCAGCCACGGCCACCGGTACGAGCGTAATCGTAGCGTGACTGTTCAATGCGCACTGAGCGAGACAGCGGCATCAGGTCATTCAGCAGGGTGAACTGAGTGGTTGGCTCGAACTGAGCCAGAACGGTGGTATCGAAAGCGCGATACAGGCGGCGGATATCGTCAACAGCATTGACGGCATCCAGACGACCGGCATCTTCACGAATGCCACGCACGCGACCGAGGAAATCGGCAGCAGCCTGAGCGCCCGCATTACGCGCCATTTGCAGTTCGGCAAACTGAGACTGGTTAACCTCGAGGTTTCCAGTGCGTTCGCCCAGGGAACGGGAAAATACTAACATTCAGGTGCTCCTTACTTGATCACAACGCGCAGCAGGTCACCTGCAGCAGCGGTATAAGCTTTGTCTTCTTCTACAAAGCAGCGAATGGACTCGTCAGCGGCTTGCGCTTTAACCTGCCCATTAGCAATTGAAAGCGGCTGACCTTTTTTGTAGGTGCCGGCCGCCGCGCGTACGTTCAGGAACATGCCCTGCATTGGCTGGATACCCACGACCAGCTCGCCTGCCGGAATGGTGTCATCAACCGTCAGGCAGCGCAGATAGTCGTAGTTGGCGACATAAAGAATCGCTTCTTCATTACCATCAACCGATGCAGTGAACTTGCCCGCATCAAAAAAGCCGATAGTGCCAGGCCTGGTGTCTGCTGCCGCTGCACCTTCACGATTCAGGAGCGGATTAGGGAATACACCGCCCGCGTGAATTACATGCTTTCCATCTTTAGCCATCATTTACTCCGGCATTTCGCTGACTGATTGATTGGTAGCGGTCTGACGGAAAGAACCGTTCAGGCCGGTAGTGGTCTGGCACTGTGCATACAGGCCGTCTAGCGCTGCGCCATCGAGAGCATTGACAGCCAGATCGTCGAGGCCAAACTTCGCTTTTACAGCGGTGCGTTTTTCGCCCTTTTCTTTATCGGCATTCGCGGTGATCTGACTGTTGATTGCCAACACCTGCTCACTCAGTAGCTTCGCCCAACCCGGCATCTCTTCAGAGTTGGTCGCAGACTCTTTAGCCTTCTTGTCGTCCGCTTCTTTCTTCAGGCGAGCGGCCTTCTCTTCAGGCGTTTCTGTTTTCTCAGCCGCTTTTTCGGCAGCCATCTGGTTATATGCGTCCATCAGCTCGGCATCGGTTTTGCCTTCAGTCGGCTTACCAGCTGCTTTCAGCGCATTTACGATCAGCTCTTTCATCGGATCTCTTTCTCCGTTGGTTTTAATTTCGTACTCAGTAGGTTTACGCACGACTTCTTGTGGTTCGCCGACGAATTGGGCTACGCCTTCATCATCGATGAGGTACTTCTGTTTGAAATAGCGGGTGTCATCGCGGTAGATGAAAGTGTCCGGCCACACTGTTTCGGGCCAGAGCCAGTTGTCATCTGTGCGGCCTTGACGAAGCTTGTCGCTGATGGCTCGCTGGATGTCATCGAATGAGAAACTGGAGGCATTAGTGAAGAAGAATTTCGTTTTATTCAGCAGCCCCTCACGGGTGCAGTCTGCAGCATCAGCCAAGCTGGCTATCTCAATTTCCTGGTCATCACCTTCAGCATTAACGAAGATGCCAACACCCTCTCCCGGCGTTCCCGCACCAGGCTCATCAAGCAGCACAGCCACATGGTCGAACATCATGTTGGTAGCGATTTCGGTGTATTTTTTACCCTTCGATTCGCCGTTAGCTGCGATGCCGGAGTACAGGAGCCCGGTAGAAATATGGATCGGGTCAACGTTAGTGCCAGCGGCCATCTCATCAAGCCTATTCACCAGGCGCTTACCCTTTTCGCTGGATTCGGCATAGCGTCGGTCAACGTACATGTCGCCGGTCACCTTGCCGTCGGCGTGACTCACATTCTGCAGCCATGCGCCAACGTGGTAGTTGTTCACTGCGCGAACATCTCGGGCAGATACGTGCTTGCCGTCCACTTTAGGGTGACCCAGTGGCATAGGGTTTCGTTCAAGAGTGTTATAGGCTTTGCCAATTTCTGCTGCCGGGTACAACTTCCGGTTCATCACAATGTCATCCACAACAGGCGTGATGCCGCGAACCACAATGTGTGGTTTATCGTCGATGTTTTCTGTGGTGATATTTGAAGCGGAGTTGACGACGGTCAGCACGTTAACGCGATTGCGCTTCATGCTGCTTCCTCATCATATATAATTCGGAAAAACTAATTGGGGTGCATAAAAATGAATAAATACGTTCTGACAATAATTATTGCAGCCTTTTCCTCTGGAGCATGTGCTGACTACTATGGAGGAAATGACATAGCGTCATGGAGCAATGCAAGGCTACGGGCAAAAGCTGGCACAGCTAGCACCAATGACTTCGTTGATGCTGGAACTCTCCGTGGGCTTGCAATTGGGGTTCATGACTCATTCGAGGGGACAGCTATCTGTTCGCCACCTGACGCAACGAACGGACAAATAGTGGATACCGTTACTGTCTACGTAGATAGCCATCCTGAGAGGAGGACAGAAAACGCATCTAAACTGGCGCTGGAGGCGCTGATGAAGGCTTACCCGTGTCAAAGGTGATTATGCAGCCTGCTGCCATTCATGCCGCTCCTGAGCAAGCTTTTCAATCAGGCCTGTGTTAACAACCTTGCCACTATCATCGAGAATTACCGGTATCTGGCTGCAGTAGCAGTGATAGCGGTTACCGTCACGGCTGTACCATTCGCGAACATCTTCAACCGTGCGCGTCTTTCCATGCCAGAAGGCATGACTGGTACGCGTGGTAGGTTTCAACGCAGACAGATGCAGCAAGGCTGTGTTTAGCGCCAACCTTTCTTTTGCCCAGTCCGTTTCCTGCCATTGAGCCTCACGCAAGGCACCAACTTGCTCTGTCTGCGCCATGCTCTTGGCTCGGGCCATTGAGACGTCGAGCCGCTTACTGATGATGCGAGCAGTTTCTTTTGGGTTGATACCACGACCTATCGAATCGGCTATCACATTAGCCAGGTCACCACGCGCCCGGTCAGACTCAAGCAGCCAGTCGCTATACGTCGATACATATGCTGCTGCCACCTGATTCTGGTATGCAGCTGAGCTGAGTAGCTGCTGAAGCGTCGTCTGCTGCTCATAGATGGGCGACTGCACCGACAGATTGGTGAAGGCCTGATGAGTACCGCGCTCATACTCAGCAGCGACGTACTGAAGCGCCCACAGGCTGTTGCTTCCGCCCTCCAGCAGATAATCATCAAGGATGAGCTGAACACGCTGCAGCAAGTCAGCCAGTTGAGGTGCCGACATGTCGTAGATGTACGTGCCTGCATTCACCTGATAAATCACATCGCCATGCACCGCATAGCTCTGCGTGTTGCTCGCCTTCTCCTGCCCGGTCAGGCGCTCATCGAATAGCCTCTTCAGCGTCACCTTAATCTGGTAGTAGCGATTCTCGATGTCACGGAACATCCGGTTAACGGGTCGTGCGGATTGGGTAGGGTCAGCTTTGTTGCGGGGTATTATCGGCGTCCCGATTCGGGTTTTCGCTGTCATCGTCATCTGTCAGCGGGTCCTTATCGGTTAACTTTTTGTTTGGATCAGGAGTGGGTGGAGCTTTACGTGGCTCAAGCTCGCCAACTGTCCGCACCTCGTTTTCGTCAACTGCTGGGGTGCCGAATGCCTGCTGGGTGTCTTTCGCTACAGCAGCCATTGCCTGCATATTGGCGATCTTCTCTTTCTCACTTGGAGCGAGTAGGTCAGACCATGCCAGAGTGATTTCACCCGATGTCGGCGGCTCAATCACCCCAGTCTTCCAGCAGCGCTCAATGAATTTGGTTACTACAGCCGTTTGATGGCCCCAGCGGCGACCATTGCAGCGCTTCGCCCAATCTGTTTTGTCTTCATCAGAAGCGAGCCGCCCCGTTTGCTGACCAAACTGAATGGTGAATGGGCATTGAATTGATGATGTGAATTCGTTAGCCGTTACCGTCCAGCTTGGCGCCGGGTCGGCGGCAGCTACTGATAGCACGGAAGTGGTGCCTGACTGAGTTACGAGAGCCGAATCAGTACCTCGATTTAGCTTCATCATCTTGTCGTTCATTGCTTCGCCGAGGTTATCGTAACCTGCTTCTTTCGCCATCTTGGCAATCGCCGCCATATCCGTCTGCGCATCGAAGCTGATGCCGAGCTGTCGGCTCGCGTTCTTCAGGAATCCCTCAGCGCTACCACCGGAAATCTTTTCGAGGTCGAGTAGCTTGTTGTAACCAGCGCGAAGGAATGGCACGCCGGACAGCATGTTGTCATCCTCAGAGCCTTCACACAGGATGATAACGCGATCAGGATGAACCGTGACGCTGCGCACTGGACCGTAAGAGCCATCATCACCAACCGGTTGCTCATTGAACTGGTAGCTAACCGGCTCGCCGTAGGTTTCCGACATGGTGTCAGTGTCGAAGTTGCCAGGCTTAATCTGCGACTCCCAGGCCGGGATGAGCTTGACGATCGACTTGTCACGTAACCGCTTAACAACAGAGGTGTCTACCGGCTCTTTCCACTCGCGGCCATCTTTAAACTGGATAAGCAACGCTGAATAGCGGCCAACGAGATTGCGTCGGTCAGCATCTTTGATTTTCGCCCAATGCTTGCTCAGTAGTTTAGTTGCAGCCTTTTCCCAATCAGTGGTTTGAGTTGACTCTTTACTTTCGCCACCGTCGATGATCGTCGGCTTATCCGTCCAGCATGATTCAAGCAGCTTATGCACGGCAGCATAGGCCACAGGGTTGCGTTCATAGGCTCGGTAATACTGGTCGAATCCAAGTTCATCCGGATAACCGAACTCTTCATACAGCTTTGTGCGCTTGGTGTTGCCATTTCTGGCGCCATACATCATGCGCTGCCGACCTAAAGCATCAGCAAGGGCATTCACGAGGAACTGCTCCCCGCTATTTAATTCACTCACTGAGTACTCCTTAGAAGAAGATTGCGCCGGTCTGTTTGTGATTCGTTTTCGCCACAGCAAAGTAGCGGAACGCATCAGCGCCGTGCGATGTGAAGTCGTGCAAAGGCCTGTCTTTCCAGCAGCCGCGCTTGTCATCCCACTCTTTTCGGTATCCCTCAAGATGAGATATGCCCTGCTCGCATTTGGAAGCGTCAAAGGCGCACTTAGGAAGGATTTCACGGACAGAGTCGATGCCGGTATCAACGCCAAGCTTTGGCGCGACCTTGAAGCGGATTGAATAAACCTGACCGTCGATTTCAAAGCCCTCTGCTGCTATGTGCTTGCGGCTCTTGCCATCACCGGCAAACTCACGGTTATCGATATCGTGCGGTGCCCAGTGGTCGCCATACTCATAGCCACGGTCTTTCAGCACCTTCATGTAGTGGCGCAAGCCTTCACCGCTGTTCTCGTAATAGTCGATGACATGGAATTCATCACCAACCTCACGTATAAACCAGATGGCGGTGGAGTCACCTACGCCGATATCCCAGTAGGTATGAACCAGCTGATGAGAGTTATCCGGCAACTCACCTACGCGCTTGTTGGTATAGAGCCAGCGGAACTGCTTAGCGTAGTAAGCACCCTCTACAGACTGTTCAAACGCTTCAGCCGGTATTGATGGATACTCGCGCTTCATGTCGTCGCCGAGCGTCTTCTCTTTGGCGTAATACCAAGCCTTCTGGCGCTCGTTCAAGCTGATACCTTGCTTCGCCTCGATATCGTCAAAATAATCGGTCAGGCGCTGCGGGAGTGGCTCTACCGGGTCGATTGCATAGAGTGGATTCTTCCACCAGGAGAAGAAGAAAAACTTCCAGTCGAGGTTGGAGAGCTGCTTACCCTGCAACATCGCTTTCTCGGCGGTCTGGCAGTAATCGAAGAAATAGCTCGCCCGTCCTTCTGCGGTGCTTTCAATGGTCGTGAAGCAATCGCTTGATACCGCCTCAAATGCACCTGTGACAATCTCACGCGCTTTATCAGGAAACTTGGCGCATATCTTCCCGAACTCTGAAACGTGCAGGAAACGCAGCGTGCCGCCACGGAAAGATGTGCTGACGTAGAGTGAGCCGCCCTTCTTAAATACCAGCTCGCCAGCTGAGTCATTGCTCGCCGGATTAGCCGCCCTGATTTCTGCCGGCAGACGGTCATAGGCATACTTAACCTTTTCACGAAACAGGCGCTTGGCATCATTCAGAGTGTGGGCGATCAGGGCGCACTTGGCAGACTCAAACAAGGCCGCGTCCAGCTGAATTATGCAGACCTCAGTCGTGAAACCGAGCTGGCGAGCCTTTAAGATGATGTTGCGTGTGTGGATGCCCTCGAAGTACTCGCGCTGCTCAGGCGTCATCCTGAAGCGGGCTGGCTTTCCTTCTTTGTCGGTTATCCAGTAGAGATTGTTCAGCCGCCAGTCTTTATCAGCCAGTAGTTTGAAGTGCTCAGGTTTCATTAAGCCCCCTGAGACAATGAATCCATCAGGTTAGACAGGTCATCGACCGTCTTATTGCCCTCCTCGCTATCGAGGTTGTAGGCCTTGCGCTCTGCGTTGATCACCTTAATCTGCGCGTCGACACCGGCAGTGATTGAGCGTGACATTGACGCGTGATTGTCTTCGGTGATTTCAGCATCTTCGAGGAAGTCGCGGAGCTTATTGGTAATGCCACGCCATGCCGCCAATCCCTCACGGTGAGCCAGCACCACTGAGGCTGCTTCGTCGGATGCCTGGTCAACAATCTGCGCGTCAGTAACCACTGGTGCTTGGTTACCGGAACTGGTTACCGATTTGGTTACCTTGGCTTTAGTAGCCGATCTGACCTGCTCTGTCAGGTCGCGCTGCCAGCCCTCTTTGTTTGCTCTCTTGAGGATAGTGGCATGGTTAACGCCATGCTTTTCACCAATTGCCCGTACAGACATCAAACCAGCCCGGTAAGCCGACTCGATGGCCTCCCAATCTGGTGTTGCCATATTTTATTCCTTCGCGGTTTCTTCAGCCTACTCTGGGGAGAACTCCATCTTGAGAACGTCATCAGGCGCGAGGTATCCCCATGCGCCATCTTCCTTTGCCACGCCAATGAAGCCGTTAACTACTTCAGGCTGTGAGCGGTTCATCAGGCCAACATGCGTTTCACCGGATTTTTTTTAACAGTGCTGCGGTATGTGCCGGTCATTTTCCTTCCAATAAAAAAGGCCCGCCGAAGCGAGCCCTTAATTAGCAAAAGTCAATCATCCTTTTACTTTTTTTTCCTGCTTTTTATCTTTCCTTTGAAAATATCATCGGTCACATAACAAATGTGTACCCACATAGAAAAGGCAAAGACTATTACACCACCACCCCATGCAAGAACTGGGTGTTTTGCATCCATGAACACGCCGAAAGGAATAATGGACCAGCATAAACTCACATATACATAGCATATAAATAGAGGTATTAAGCTCCACCTACTTAGAAACAATAAAGCAGCGGATATACCGTAAACTAACGCAAACAATAACCCAATAGATCCCTTTGAATGTTCATAAATCATAAAAACAAGCCCGAAGTTAAAAACAACGAGTTGTGCGATGATAGCCCAAAGGTTTCCTGTAGAGCGCCCGCCGTAAGCGATCCTATGTAAGCTTTCCTTTATTTCTTTCAGATCATCCTCTGTACGCATCTCTATACCCTTCTTTTAAAGCGAACAACGTCCGCGACGGCAAATTAGCCAAAGGTGAACACCCTAACTGTGCTCAGGTATAACGTTTATTCCTTTAATAAATGCGTTTCCTGAATCTTACTAACCCAACCACACTGGTTCAAGCTTCTTAAACAAAAATTCACAGCGTGGCTAACCGTTATCCCTTGCCGGAGAGATTCATCATCAGGCGCACTCGTAAATGCGCCCTATGTAAACACAGCAGTCTGAGTCTGGGCGGGCTACAGCACGACACGCCGCCATACAGGCTCGCTGCATATCCTTATGTGATTCGCGCAACCATTCATGCGCGTCCCAGCATTCTGTCGAGTTCTGCAGGCTTGGTTCGGCCTCCATATCCACCCCATGTTTTTGCAGCAAAGCAATGAAATGGCGGCTCAGCTCTTTGAACTGATTAATCTTGCCGATTTCGCCATAAGAGAGCGTCCGATAGCCCTTAACGGTGCTGCCGTCCTGCGGTTTTGCTTCGCTCATGATTCTCCTCTCATTAAAGTTACCGCTTACGCTTGCAATGACGATGTATGCCTTTAATCTTTCAGAACAACAATAAATAGTGTTCCTCTTTGAATGGCCCTGCACGGGGCCTTTTTTTAATCTTTGACTTTCATAACTGGTTCGATTGGCTTCACATGCGTGAACATGAAGCCTTCATAAGAATTTTTTACTGGTTAAACGCGCTTAATCCTCAGCAATGGTGAAGCCACCAGCCGATAATTCATTGTGTTTATGCTGAAAAGTGAACTCATTGAATGCAGTTTTCAGCACAAAAAAACCGCCCGGAGGCGGCTTAGTGCTCGTGTTTATTTATTAATGGATTACAAAGAGCGATTTGCAGTGCGGGCATAACAAAGCTTGCTCTTTTGAAACCTTCGTAACGGACTGCCTGGACGTTTTCCCGCAAACTGGACACTTAGCGTCAGTGTTGATTCTGGCGATACGGTCCATTACCTGACTGAAGTAGGACATGGTATTCGGCCTTTCTCAAGAATGAGACTAATCATAACACTGCTGGTTGTTTTTTAATCATAACCATTACGGCTAATCTTAAGATATATCATGGAAAGATTAGTTACTGACGCAAGGCCATTGACCGGCTCCCCACTTATTAGCCTGCGCTTCGATATAATCAGCAGACAAAATTCTCAGTGGCTACATTTGGATTAGCTATCAATATCATTAACATGAATTATAGCCATGTAAGGAAGACTGCCACCAACCTCTCTATCCCGCATCTCATAATCCAGTATGTCAAAACACAACATCTTAGCGCCCTGCCTCAACAAAATTTTTTCACCAATATCGAATGGGCAGGTTCGATCTTTGAACGGTATTAGAAGTTGGTTGTTTGTGGTGTCCGCTTGCCCGATATACGTAATATCTTCGAACGAAAACTCGTCAGGAAACAGAGCTTTTTCCGAAACCATAGCCGTACCTTACCCATTGAATGTGTAAAATCAGATCATCACATTTAATCAGCATCAGGAACAGGATGCACATCAAGCTTCCTGACTGCAGCACGATCAATATTGCACTGCCCCAGAGCGCCATATAACTCAGCGTTGAGGCTTACGCTGTCGCCGAACGTCATACCCTGTGACGGCGCTGGTACATCAATCGGGCTGGTCAGTTCAGCCGGAAGGCTTAGCTGTGGCTGCTTTACTGTCCGGTACTCCACCAGCGGCTTTTGCTGCGTCCCGCAACCGTTCAACAGCATCAGGGGGAACAGGAGCAAGAGCACTCTTGTCCGACGCAAGGTAACGCTTAATTTCATTCTGTAATTTCCGATTCTGCTGGGCTGTTACGGCTCGCTGCTCTGTGACCTGACTCATCACTTCGTTTTGCTGCTTAACGGCTGTTACGAGCTCAGTGACACCGGATGCCAGGTCATCGTTCTTTGAACGGAGGTCCTTAATCTGATCGTCTTTGCTGTTTGCCAGCTTCTCAAGTCTGTCGTTCGTTGCTTTCAGCTGTGAGTTACTGGCGTTCAGTCCCCATAGCGCCACGCAGATAAGACCGATGATGACCAGGCCTGAATTGTTTCGGATAAAGCCGATTACGTTGAACATAGAATCCCCTTAGATTTTGATAAGCGGGATTTCCGGTCGTCCAGACCATTGGTGCCACCATTAATGATTCTGGTGATGCTGGTAACATCATCAGAATCAGCCAGATCGTTTAATCCGTGATTCTTCCACCATGCCGCAGCAGACATCGCTGCAAAGCGATAGCCCAGCAATAAATCAGGGTTTGCCACTACATCAGCGCCCAGCTGCTTCACCAATGCTGAATAGTTCGCTTTGCCGGTAATCTGAATCAGCCCCCGACCGCGATAGCGGTATCCATCACCTGAGGCAACATCACCATTCCCGTTACGGTTTGCGTAAATGATGCTGGCGATCATTTTCTGGTTAGCCACATGCATCGCATTACGACCATAGGCGCGGGCCTGCTCAGCGGTGATGCGCTTACCAAACATTGCCGTAAGCGCGTTCTCGCTGTAGTTCAGCCCCTCTTCCACCTTCAGGAACCCGGCTGACTCATGCCCTGTCTGCGCCAGAAAGTGAGCCTGACGCAATGGCGTACTTATCTGGAACGCAGAGAGGCTTGCCACTATATGAGGAAACCATGCATCACGCAGCACATTACTCACGCCGGTCGCGAGCTGAAAACTACTGGCTGTCAGCATTACTGTCTCCCAATCGCTTATCTATCTGGCGGCGTATTTTCGTTGACACGTAGTCCACACCGAGGAAGCCAAGGAAAACCGCAGCAACCCGAGTAATGTCTTCACTGAAGTGCCAGTTGAACACCGAACCAATCACCTGCAGGCTTGGTTGCAGGAAGAAGGCGAAGACGCTGCACATCGCAGCATCAAGCAGGCGGCGTGACCATGCGTCTTTGCCAACGTAAGTGGCTCTCAGAATTGCCATTACTCCGGCAAGCCCCGCATAGCCGGTTTCGTTTTTGTGGGCGTAAAGCCAGGCAATCAGGCTTGCCCAGAACCCAACGTCTTTGTCCGGCATGCGTTTCATCCTCACCTCCGTTAATTGGCAGGTGCTGTCAGTAGTCAGAAGAAAGATGCGCAACACCATGGCGTCAAAAGTGTGTGTGGAGAATGATTGGTGTACGCAAAAACGAAAAAAGGCCGCTCTAATGGCGACCAATTTTAAAAATCTATTATGTGGGTGACGAGTAAAGACAATCACACCTTAAGCACCCCTTAAAATATGAGCGCCAAGCGGATGTGATCGAATTAAATCTGCAGCTCCAGGTGCCTCCCGGTAAGCCATTGAATGGTCAAACCGGCTCGTGAAAGACAACACACAGCTTATGCTAATGCGACCATTTGCACCCCACCGCTTAGGGGGATTAGCTGCAACACTCTGACACTAACAGTTAATCGTTACAGTTATATCCTAAAAGGTCATTTCTGCTGGATGAGGGAAAGGCCAGCTCTATGGCTGACCTTTGAAATGATTTATTAGTGTTACCTGTGCGATGCAGAGGGAGAAAATAAAAAAGCCCCGCCGACTGGTGAGGTCGCGAGGCTTCTTGGCATCCACATTTATGCAACTGACCGGTAAAGCCGCGATCTGTTCGCTTCACTTCCCGATCATGCCGCTAATGTGCCAGGTTGCTTGCCCTTTGTCTTTGTCATTTCGTGCTATTTTGTATATTCACGCAGCGATTTTAAGAATCTCCTTCTCCATTTCTCGCTTAATTGCGTAAAACATTTCTCCTTCGAGTATATCCATGGCCCATTCCATTCTGTTCCGGGCCTCTTTGGGTGAGATGCTGCAGTAATAAATCAGCGATGAGCCGATGTTTTGCACGCTCTTGCGTTTGCAGTATCGTAATCTGGCTACATTGCGAAGCGGGTTATCCTTACCGAATGTCTTTACCATGACTGATTCAACAAAGGCGGCATCATCTGATTCTTTGGCGAGAGCGATGATGTTTGCCGTTGATGATTGAGGGATAAGCAGGTCACGCGCTTTACGGAATAGCTCTTCACCTCGCAGCCCTTCACAATGCAGCTGTGACACGATTTTCTCTATCTGTCTGCCCTTCTGCTCGCTCCATTCACAGCGCATCATCAGGCGGCCAATCACGTTCACTTCTGCACGGTCGTAATCTTCTCCGCCCAGGTGATCGCCCCATACAACCAGCAGATGACGCACCCATGCTTGCTGTGATTTGTTGATGGTCTTCCAGCCGTTGCCGAATAACCGGCGCATGTCCGCTGCGGTTCTGACCCCTGACAGCCTGACGATTTGCTGATAGTCACGCTCAATGCGCATGCTTAACCCCCATCATTTTCGCCGTGTTGCGGATTATCCGGTAGCTGATCTCATACATGCCGCGCATCTTTAGAATGCGGAGCCTGAGCCACTTCTCTCTGAGGTATTGGGTCATGCCGCACCATCCTTGATGTGCATCCTTGGCTCACCATCTTTAGGTTCCGGCCAGGATCGAGCCATGTTTACCTTCAGCTTTTCCTCCATTGCAGCAATGATTTCTCCATCGCTAATGCCAGCACGCCGCTGAGCATCCCAAAGCAGAAATTGCATGTCAGCCCATTCAGACAGGTCATCCACTGCTTCAGAGGCTTCAATCGCCTCTTTCGATAAGTGTTTTAATGGCCCGACGGGTCCAACATTTCCAAAAGTCTTCTGAGACCATTCAGCGTGTCGACTGCGGATAAGGTCACGCAGTTGCGCCAGTGATCCGGATGCGTAATTTTCAGTTGTCATGCTGCCTCTCTTTGCTTATTCAGTTCACGCAGCAAAGCTCTGTAACGCGCCCTGAGGCCGTCCAGCTCTTCTCTGGTGTATCGGTGAGGTTCATTGTTTGATTCGAGCGCCAGAACGCGCTGAAGGCCGATTTTGGTGATGAGGTTGATGCGGTATGGACTGATGTTGCCTGACTGGTGCGTATTGCATGCACTGCACTGGCTGTGAACATTGTCCTCGTTGAAACGTAACTGCGAAGCCGCTGCAGTTGTCCGAAAGTGTCCAGCGTGATAGCTGACCGCTGATGTGCTGCCACAGCTGATGCAGATATTACCGTCCCGCGCCCGGATGTAGTCATTAAATGCCCGCTGGGTCATGTTCATCCAGTGGCTTAACGGCTTCACATCGGCTTTGCGTTTGTTCCATGCAGCGCGCTGCTCTTTCTCCAGGCGCTTTTGCTTGCGCTCGGATATCTGGTTGGCGAGTTGGATGGCACATTTGGGAGAACAGACGGTCTGGAGTGTATTGCGGGGGATAAACTTTTCAGGACAGCATTTGCACTTCTTCGGCTTCGGCGACTTGATGCCTTTAGCCATTGGCAACCTCCCTCGGCTCGGGAGCCATCGGAAATCCATCATAGATTTCGCTCAAGTGTCCGCGTATATCCATGCGTCGCAGGGCGCTAAACATCATGTCGCACTCTGCCTGCTTGTTACCCTGGAAGGGTTTTGACTCCGTATTTACCCATGACCAGTTGGCAGGCCAGCCGTATACCTTTTTCACGCGGCCTTTAACCACATGAAGCAGGCCCCATCCATTGGGTAAATCTCCGACCTCAACAATGCCAGGCTCGCTAATCATGAAGCGCCAGTCACCCATGCCCTTCGACGGATTAATGCGGAATGGCTTTTTACGATCGGCGAGCAAGTCACTGCGTGAGCATTTTGCCTCCACCAAGCAGGACGCTCCATTTCTAAATCCGATAGCGTCAGGTTGCTCTCCATAAGCAGTCCATGCGCGAAACTTATCGTGGAAGGCTATTTTGAATCCGTTGTTTTGCAGGAACCGGCAGGCGATATCGCAGAGTTGGTCGTGTGTAAGTTTGACGACTTCAATCATGGCTCTCTCCGCTCATCAAAAAGTTGGGGTCCTGCATCAGGCTTATTTCGCAGCTTGTGCAGCAGTACACCACTGACTCTGGCAGCGCCGCAGAACAGAAAGCGCACACAGAAGCAGATTGCTCGCCAGCGCCAGTAGGCTGACTTGATTGGCTGGTCCCGTTCGTGGTCTTCATAGCGGCGATCTACCTCGCAGTTTTCGCAGTTAGCCCCGTAGTGATACTTGTCTTCTGAGGTCAGGGTTATGTGGCATCGGCAGCAGCGTTCACGCGTCATTTTCTCGCTCCCTCTTCATCAGGTAGCATTCCATAGCGGCTCGAAGAGGGTTGCTGTGCGCAGCCATGGCATGTCTGTTGAAGATGGCAGCCCATTCCTCACGGCTTTGGTGGCAGGTCAGGCTGATGTTTTCCTTTTCAATAATCGGCCCAGCATCGGCCCATAATTTACAGGGCGCGAATACATCTGATGACCAAGCTCCGGACTCATAAACATCCCGGCATCTGTCTTCAATCACAAAAGATTTCCTGCGCCTGCCCGGCTCGCCAGGTGAGTTATAAAAAAACTCCCTTCCAAGAGACGCGGCCACTGCGCAGTTAATTTCAAAGTCACTCATTTCTGCGTAAATCATCTTCAGCTCCACCTTGGGTTTTTATACTGACGGCTCGGCTTTGGCTCCTCCCGGAACTCAGGCAGCAGCGCGCTCACCAGCCACAGGCGTGGGTCTGCTGAGAGTGTCTTCTGAGTTTTTATATTGCGGGAGGCGTAGCGGGAAAGAAGTTCGGTAGCGGTTTCGGTGTCTACTGGGTCATGCACGAACCACGTCTCACGCATGATGCCTCCAGCCTTGCATTCCGGCCGAAGCCCTCACCGCCTCCAGATATTCAGGCGATTTGCGAAGCCCCATCGAGCGTGCCTTGTTCGTGACCTGCTGGCGGGGCCTGTCGAATATGGTTGCCAGTAAATTGGTTGACGCCGTCGCATAGTCTCTGGCGAGGATTTCGAGATCCTCACGGCTCCAGGTGTTTATCATGCTGCACTCCTGTATTCAGTGGTCACAACGCCGGGCATGCCGGTGGTGTACATAGGGTTTCGGTCAGGGTTCTCAGGCTGGACTTCCATCAGGCCGTCAAAGCGCTGATACACGCAGTGAGGTTTGCTATGGACGTGCGCAAGCCACGCAGCTTCTTCGACGGCTGCGCCTATATCGGTAAAGGGGGTCATTGGTTCTGCTTGTCCTTCAGTTTCTGGTACTCGGAGTCAGCGGGGATAGTCAGCGCCAGGCCGAACTGCGCGCACCACCGCTCAACCTGATTCAGAAAGAAATGCATCTCGCCTGTATCAAGACTGGATGTGTGTCGGGGTTCCCATGTGCTGACCTTCTCGCCGGTAACAAAGTCGGTGTATTCGACCTGCTCACAGCCCAGATAGGTTTTCTTGAGATTCCGCTTTACCCACTCTGGCGTGGCGTCAGTGCGCCCGGACTTAATCAGGTATTCGCTGATTTCGCCATACCACATATGGGATAGGGAGTTCTGATTGAGACTTCGCTTTTCTTTCCACGGCTTGAGGATTAGCCGGTAACAGTCGCCGGATTCGAGCAGGGGTTGAAGCTGTTGCCCGATGGCGTTGAAGTTCGACCTATGAAGCCTGAGGCCCTCTTTCGGAATCTCCATCGCGTTTGTCTCGCTTTAATGCGTCGCTGAGTAACTTCCTGATGCCGTGGCTCAGGCACATTGAGTCGGGATAGCGTTTAGCAAAGCTGCTGATGTCATTTGCCAGCTTATCCAGCTCAGCGTCTGATATGACGTGCTGAGAGCGTTTTAAGGGGATTACGTTGTTCATACATCCTCCGGCTGTGGGGGAATGGTCGTCCGCTCGAAGCGCTTGTTATAAGCATCAATTGCCGCAATTTCCGCATCTTCCTTACTATCGAACCAGTAGGCGGCCGGGCCACGGCAGCAATCATCTGTCTGGCATTCGATGAACGAGTAATAAATCATGTCAGGCGTAATTAAATCATGAACCACTTTAAAATCAGTTGAGCCGCAAAATGGACATGGTTTAATTTTCATATCACTGCTCTCCGTTCTGATTGGTGGTCCGCTCCGGGATGATGCGGTAGGCGATGAGGTTTTTGTTACTCCAGTCCCAGTAGCTGGCAATTTCTGCTGGCAAATTTTCCCCGCTTTTAATTTTAACCTCGACCATTGTTAAGGGATTGACAGGCCTTTCACCACCACCCCACTCAATCCAGTCTCCCTCACCCCTCTCCTGCTGCTCCAGTATGGGGAGTGCAATCTCAAGGGCTTGCAGCTGATACCCGCCAGTGATTGAAAGCTGGTTCCTGTCTTGCTCTGATTTCATCGAAATGATGAATTGCCTGCACTTCTCAGCGGTTAGCTTGTTCATTGGTTCGCTCCTTGCCTTTTGAGTCGAGCAGCCAATTTTTGTTTGAGATACCAGAGCGGCGGACATTTCATTTTCATCAAAATCCTCCCCGTTTCTGACCTTTGGCTGGCTGCTGGCGAGAGTCTCGCTCGGCTTTGACTTGGGTGACTATCTTTGTTACCGCTTCTGATACCGATGAGTTTTTAAACACTTCACGCAATAATTCCTTGCGTGGCAGTCCGTGAATTACCTGTGTCATGATGCGGCCCTCTTGCCCGAGAAAAGCTTTCCGGATGCGAACAGCAGCGCATAGCGGACGTGAGATTTAGCGCTTCGCATGTGGAGGTCTTCCAACTTGCAGAGATCGATGAATACCGGCCCTTTGTAGCCAGGTCGTTCTGCGCAGAGGTATGCGGCAATCACTTCTGAATCTTCATAGGTTAGGTTCATACATCAGCCCCTTTGTTGTAGCGGCGTTGCTGTTGTTGGTTTTGCTCAGGACGAGTGCGGCAGACCTTGGCTGCTGCTTCCTGATCCGTTGGCTGGAAGTGCCCGTTGTTGAAGGCCTGATACACCGTGCCAAGCTGTCCAAAGCGGTTTTTGGTGACGATGATTTCTGCATAGTTCGAAGCTGGTGATTCCTCGTCATACACTGCCTCGCGGTAGAGCATGATGATGCTGTCGGCGTCCTGCTCAATGCTTCCTGAGTCGCGCAGGTCAGCGTTGGTTGGTCGGCGCTGGCCTTTCGGTCGCTTCTCAACTTCACGGGATAGCTGGCTCAGGGACATAACTGGGGTCTTCAGGTCTTTTGCGATGCGCTTCAGGCTGCCAGAGATGTGTGCGATAGCGAGGTCGTTACGCTCTGCCTTTGGCTTATCAATCAGGCCAAGGTAATCAACCAGGATGAGAGATAGGGCTGGGTTATTGCGCTTATGGCGTTCTGCAATGGCGCGGATTTGCTCGACGTTCATCTTGCTGGCATCGACAATCCACACATCCAGATCTAACAGGCGACCAAGTCCGTTTGTTACCTTCGCCCAGCCTTCATCGTTCATCTTCGCAGGGTTGCGCAGTGCTGAAACTGGAAGGTTACCGGCCCCGGCAATCTGACGTTCAACTACCTGATTGGCGTCCATCTCCATGCTGAAAATCAGCACGCCGCGTTTCTGATGGCTGCCCGGTAGTTTCTGCCGGCCAACACCTTCCGCCACGGTGAGCGCAAATTCCGTCTTACCCATACCAGGGCGCGCCGCCACGATAACCAGGTCAACGGAGTTGATGCCGCCGGTGATGTGGTCCAGCTCAGGGATGCCGGTTTTCAGCGTGTCGGATTCTTCACCCTGTCGTACGCGCTTCTCCAGCAGTTCCTGATAACCGTCGAGAACGTCACGGATATGCATCGGCCTGATTTCATCACCAGGGCGGTCGACGTCAGTCAGTGATGCCATGAACTGGCTGATAGCGTTGAGTGCAATCTCATGGTTACCGGCTGACGTGATTTCACGCTTACCAGCGTCCATCAGTTCGGTGAAGCGGCGGACCTTGTGGTAGTCAGCAACCACGCGGGCATAGCCTTTAAGGTTTGCAGCTGACGGGCATTTGCGCATGGTTTCCATGACGTGACCGAAATACTCATCACCCATGGCTTCCGCAACCATCATGCCGTCAATCAGGCTACGCTGTTTCGCCTGTCGTTTAATCTCAACAAACGCTCGGCGGTAAAGCTCAACGCTGAAGGCGCTTTCGTCCAGAGTGGAAATCACGTCGCTGGCATCAGGCGTATATCCGCCAATCAGCAGGCCGCCAATCACGCTGGCTTCGATGTCGGTGTTAATCATGCTGGCTCCTTGTGGTCTGCAAACTTGCCTTCCCTGACGCCAGTGAGCGTCGTTTCACGCAGGAGGTAATCCAGATCGGCTGACCATCCAGATTCATTTGCTCCAAAGTAAAACGGCTTGGCCTGACAGACGAATGCGCGAACGTATGACCGGAACCCGGCAACGTTTGGGGTTTTGAGCTGAGGAATAAGTTTTTTCAGGCGGCGCTGACGCTGAGTGTTAGCTGATACAGCGTGTGGAAGTTTTTCACCAACCTCCTCGTTGTAGGCAACCAGGTACGATTCGTAATCAATGCGCTCTGCCCGACGCTTTTCAGGTTTAACCTGATCACCTTCCGAGCCCCCTTTGGGGGTATGGGGGGTTTTATCTTTTAGTTCTTGTTCTAGTAACTTCTTGTTCTGTTCACCGGATGGTTCTTCGGATGGTTCATCGGGTACCACTCCTAAAGCCGCGCCAGCATTGGGTTTGGCTTTATCGGATGGTCTATCGCGAGGTTCATCGGCTGAAATGACCTGATATTCGGCATAATTCGTGATGGTGATCACCGTCCCGAAGCGTGTCCCTTTGGTGGTGATCATCCCTTCCCTGGCGAAAAAATTAATCATCCGGGTGACTGCCTGAGGACTCTTTTCCGTTCCGTCCTGATCGCGTAATTTACGGCCCATAATCGCCGCTGTTGTCACCAGCTCGCCGGGCTGTAGATTCCATTCTTTGCCTGCGAACTCTACTGTGCGTGGCCGGTAGGAAGCCTCACCGATAAGCCGAATCCACATTGCCAGCTTGGCAGTATCTTTGGCCCAGTCCTTGGACAGAAGACTCCGGAACAGTGCAAAATGCCCCTGCTTTTGGTTTTCCATCCTTGCGCTCCTGTGTTTGCGAGCTGCGTTGAAATCAAAAAGTTCAGCAGTTGACATAACTGCCCCCTTTACTGTTTACATATCCAGTTAGTCCTGGCATACTTTTCTCCAGTTATTAGTTTCCGCTAATCGCTATCAGGCCGAGAATGAGTTACCGCTCATCTCGGTCTTTTCTTTGGTCAGTAGCTGCTCTATGCGCATCAACCGGCGCGCCATTTCAGACTCAGGTGAAACCACATCCAGATAAGCCAGCGCCAGACTCATCATCTGGAAGAAGCTGTGGCGCTGCTTTCCTGATGGTCGCTTCATGCGGCTTACTGCTGCGTCATCCAGACCGAGCACCTTCGCTAATTCTCCCTGTCCACGTTCAGCCAGTTTGTTCAGTAACTGACTTTCAATCTCTCTCGCTTTTTTGCGATATGTTGCAAGTTCCATCATGTAATATTCCTTTCGTTCAATTAGTTGCGTGACATTGCGGTGAGCAAGTCACTTTGGTTTGCTCCGACATTTCGGTGGGAGCGGCTTCAGAGTTTTAAAGAGCGGTGCCGCTTATGCAGCGGCAGTTTTGCTACTTGGGAAAGGTCGATGCTCTTCTGCTACCACCCGCCCGTCTGGAAGAGTGGTAATGAAGATTCTCCGGCCAACCCTTACTGCTTTACTGATTGCCGTCTGGTGAACACCGAGGATGTCGGCGGCTTTTGCTTGCCCGTTCTCCGTGACGTAATCAGCGAGAGTTACCTTTTTCATCGGTTTCCTCCGAGTGATTACCGATGAATCAATAATACTACAAGTATTAAATATATCAATACTTGCGGTATTTCAATTTTTAATAACTTAGGTATTAGAATCCGGGGATGGAAAAAAAACGTGAACTGACCTCAGAGCAGATCGCAGACGCCACGCGTTTGAAAGCTCTTTATGAGTCAAAGAAGAAATCGCTGGGATTAACTCAGCAGCACATAGCTGACGCTCTGGACATTACCCAGGGCGGCGTCGGTCATTACCTGAATGGAAGGAACCCGCTCAACATATCTGTGGCTTCAGTCTTTGCAAAGATGCTCCAGTGCTCTATTGCGGACTTTAGCCCCTCGCTGGCAAAAGAAGCCAGCAGCTATGCTTCCGCTGCAGATGGTAATGTTTCAAACCCTCGAGACTATAAGCCAACTGCGCGCTACCCCGTTTTGAGCAAGGTTCAGGCTGGAGCATGGGTAGAGGCCTGTGAACCCTATACGATTAAGGATGTCGATATGTGGCTGGAATCTGACGCACATACGCAGGGAGATGCTTTCTGGTTACAGGTGGAAGGTGATTCGATGACGGCTCCGATTGGGCTGAGCATCCCAGCAGGAACCTACGTTCTTTTCGATACGGGACGTGAAGCGGTGAATGGCAGCCTGGTCGTGGCAAAGCTGACCGACGACAACGAAGCTACGTTCAAGAAGCTCATCATCGACGGCAGCCAGAAGTACCTGAAGGGCCTGAACCCGCAATGGCCTATGGTGCCGGTTAACGGTAACTGTAAGGTGTTGGGTGTGGCGATAGAGACGAAGATGCGGCTGGTGTAAGGCTAAGTTTCCATAAAGCATTTAAGCAGTGTCGCGCAATTGTCATTAGCAGAGATCTGCCATGAAGTTTTTGATTTGGATGCCGATATCAAATATGTAGCGCGAATCCGGCAATAGATCGGGTCGCTTTCCCATTTTCAGGGAAATTAAGAGGAAAAAAAATGACGGCTGAAATTGCAGTTTTTAACAAATCAGCAGTATCTTTGGCTGCAGACTCTGCAGTTACAATATCTGGCAGTGATGGCGTTAGCAAAATATATAATGGAGCTGACAAATTATTCGCATTAAGCAAACATCACCCCGTAGGAATAATGGTGTATGGCTCAGCCAGCCTTTGCGGAATGCCATGGGAAATGCTAATAAAGCAGTTTAGAAAAAAAATTGGCGATAAACACTGTGACACGGTTGGTGAATATGCTCAAGAGTTTTGGGATTTCCTTTGCCAAGGAGATCACTTAATTCCTATGGATTTGAGAGAAAATTATCTGGTCGATGTTTATAGCAACAGATTTTTTCCAGCTTTGATAAATCACATCGAAAAGAAAAGAATAGATCCTTTTATTGACGCAAACGGAATAAAGCCAAGCATTTCTGAAACTTATCAAATACTTGAAGAAGAGGCAAAGGTAGTTTTGTTTGATCTGTCATCTGAAGACTTTCTTGAAGGATTTGATGAATCGGATATAGAAGTTGCTAAAGAGTTTTCTTTGCCCGTAGCTAAAGCATTATGCGAAGAAAGGTTATTAAAAGAAGAGTCAACACCATTACCTCAATCTCTTTGTGAGGTTATTGGAAACTTATTTGCCACCATTACATGTAAAAAATCACCTTTTGGTCAGAACACTGGGTTGGTATTTGCTGGATATGGTGAATCTGAATATATGCCTGCAATACTCGCATTTGATGTTATGGGTTTTTTTAGAAGCAAATTAAGATTTTCTCCCAACATGAACAAAAGCTCTTCTGGCGGGTTGTCAGGAATTAATGCATATGCACAAGAGGAAGAGGTCGAAACTTTCCTTCATGGTATCAGTGGAAACCTTCGTAACTTTATGCTTGCCGGTTTTGAAGTGGAAAACAACGGCATAATTGAGGATATTTCTGAGGACATTGAGGCAACATCCGCAACTAGTGAAGAAAAGGAAGTATTAATAAAAAAACTGTCTGATAAACTTGAACACAGGATTAATAATTACAGTAGCATCATATCACGCCATATCGAAGAAAACTTCAGCTCAAAAGTTACTGAAATGATTGAATTTTTACCAAAGCAAGATTTGGCTTACATGGCTGAATCGCTTGTGAATTTAACTGCTTTTAAAAGAAAGGTTTCTAACGACAACGAAACAGTTGGCGGTCCAATTGATGTTGCTATAATATCTAAAGGCGATGGTTTTATTTGGGTCAAGCGTAAACACTATTTTGAAAAAGACCTTAACCATCATTACTTTTCCAGAATCTCATAAGGTATTGACATGGCTGAGAAATTTTCGAAAAAAGAAATAGAGCTTCGTGAGTGGCAGCGAATGTTCAACCCCACCAAAGCTCAAGAGCAAAACTCAGTAATTCTCAAAAAACGCGAGGTTTCGCCTGAGAAAGCCCAGCAAAAAGTCTCGAGTGACTTCTCATTTTCGTGGTAATAGAAATCTTAACATTTCTTACTACGATGCCAGATTCGCGCCTACGACGCTAATAGCCCGCCACTGAGCGGGCTTTTTTATGCCTGCGATATTTGTGCCCCTTCCACCCTGCTTACTAAAGTTTCTGCCAATTTTGACGATGATCTGACTGAGCAAACCGTTGCTCAAATGCTTCTCTATTGAAATGTTTGTAACGATTAGCCCGCGTCCGGCGGGCTTTTTTTATGTCTGCAACAAAAAACCTGCCGCTTACGCTTGTTATACATTTGTTGGCTTCTAACCTTTAGCGTGTTGTGAGACGGCTGGTGCTCCTACCACCGGCTGATGAGATGCATGGCCGGCTCGTCAGGCATCATGTTCACAACATTAGAAGCCACTTAAGAGTTTCATAATTTTCACCGCGATTTATGCCTGCTACCCGCCTCGGGTGCAGGTATTTTTTTAACCAAAATACACATCGTGATTTCTCTAAAATATTGTTTATTCCTTCACTATTAATCACCGCCTGAAGCTGTATTGTGTGCCTGTCAGCCGAAGCTGACGCTACGATTTTCCTTTCTTGTCACAATTCATGCCTGCGTAACGCGGGCTTTTTTGTGCCTGCAGATCCCACTTCGCAAAAATAAATCTCCTTGAAAATCACATGATTAATACTTCCGGTATTTATTTTAATACTCATGGTATTGCTATTTATTAATACCGCTGGTATTGTTAATCCCATCAGCAGGACGCACTAACCAACAGCATGTTGGGTCGCTCTTTAACATTGATGGGGTTTGTCTCCGCCGAAATGCGGGGAACCAAAGTGAAGTTGGCTTTGGTGGGCGGTAGCTCAGTGTTAACCGGTAGTCGGCCATTCTAGATGGCGGTGACGGTTGCAATAGCTGAAGGATAGTTTCTCGGAGTGCGCACGATGAGAGGCTGGATGTCGGTAAAGCTTAGAGCACCACGATACGATCGTGGAGGTCACCCATAGAGGGTCTTCCCAACCAAAGCCAATTAACGGAGGTACACATGACAATCGTAATGACCATTCTGGCCTCTGATAACGCCAGGAATCGCCGCAGGGCAAAACGTGCAGCTGAGCGTGAGCAGCTTGCAGGAACGCAGCACATCAGCCGCATCGAGAAGGCTTGCTCCTCCCCTTCTCTGCGTGACAGGCATGAGAGCACATCACAGTGCTTACCGGAGATAGCCATTTTTGCAGCTGGCTATCGCAACTCAAAAGACATCGTAACGGCGAGGTGATCAATATGGCACTGGACCACGGCATGCTTAATGTCCCGCTGGATAAGCGCGGAAACTTCCACAAAGAGCTGGATGACCATCTGGCATCAAAGAAGCGCTGCAAAGAGGATGAGCTATTCATCCGCAAGACGGCCTTCAACGATGCCAAGTCACAAGCGCAGCATCTTTATCTGAAGCTGGATAACGACTTAGTCAGGGCTGAAGCAAAGCGCCGCGGCATGAAGCTGAGCGAGCTCAGGGAGGTGCTGAAAGATATCAGAGATTTCAAACCAAAGCAGGCGCCTGTTGCGTTTGCACCATTCATTAAGGCTGCCTAACCCGCAGCTTTTTTCACATCTGGAGGCACCATGTTAAGCACTGGCAATTACATATTCGGATGGTTTGTGTTTGGCGTGCTGATGGTGCTGGGGTTTATAGCAGGAGGTTGAAAATGCAAAAGCCAATTGAAGTGACGCAACTCGATATCGCATTTGGTGGAAAGGCAATGAAGATTCTTCCAGCCTACTCATCAATACCGAGTGAGTTTAAAAAAGATTCCAACAAGTGGAGTCAGCTGGTCAGTAAGTGGTTCTTCGGCGGGCTAAATAAGAATGAATGGCAGAAAGCAAAGGATGGCATCAACTGGAACTTGGCAATGCTGAATATCCAGGCGTGTCTTTCATGCTTCGAGCCAAAGCATGAACACAAAATTGCTGGCGCGGCATATCTCGCTTCGCAGTGGTTTGAGTGACACCGTAAAGCCGCCTACTCAGACGGCTTTGAGGTGCTACGCACCAACGCTGAAGTTTCAGCAGGATAGATAACCAGAACGCTTCATCCTTATGGGAGCCGCAATGGCTCCCTTCTTTTTGACACCAATTTAACCAACCGAATTTAAGGACCCACGATGAACTATGCCATCGCGGGCGGCGCCATCGTGGGCGCTGCTCAGCTAGACGAATCACTGCTAGACACCATTACCCGCCGCCTCCGCAGTGGCTGGCGCAACCTTATCGACAACCTGAATCAGAAAGGAAATCCGCTATGACCATCATCCCCGTTAACGGAACCATTCTGGTTCAGCAGGGCTGCAGCCACTTCAACAAAATGTATGAAGAGGCTTTTCCGGATACGCAGGAAGGCATGCATAAAGCCTACGCATGGGCTTCTGAGATTGCTCTGGGCTGGCATGACTGTCAGGACGATGACTGGAATAAGAGGTTCAAAAACCATGCAGCATAACGAAGATGAATTTGTCGCACTGATGCGCGGCATGCTTGGCGATTTAGCTGAGCCAATGACATATGAGCAGGCTGCAATGGATGCGGCTGCTGATTACCGTACGGAGCAGCAGGCAGAGCGAATGGGAGTGAGCTATGGAGGTTTATAAGGCGATTAGCGCGGTTGCAAAGGAAATGGCTGAGCAAGGCATCAGCAAGGACCGCGAGAACCGGCAGCAAGGGTTTAGCTTTCGCGGTATCGACCAGGTGTATAACGCGCTGGCTCCAATGCTGGCGAAGCATGGCCTAGTCATTCTTCCTCGTATCACCGAGAGAACCGTAACCGAGCGCACGACAAAAAGTGGCGGCGTCCTTTTCTATGTTGTGGTTAAAGCGGAGTTTGATTTCGTCGCCACCGAAGATGGAAGCAAGCACACGGTCATTACCTATGGTGAAGCCATGGATAGCGGGGATAAGGCCACGAACAAAGCAATGTCGATCGCATACAAGTACGCGGCATTTCAGGCTTTCTGCATCCCTACCGAGCAGACAGCAATTGATGCTGATGCCGAAGTGCATCACGTAGCAGCGCGTTCACCTGATGACATTTTGGCTGATTTCACAGCGCAGGCGGCTGAGTGCGCGACCATCGATGACCTCAAAGGCATCTACAAACCAGCTTGGAACGCACTCGCTTCCTCGGCTGACCATCAACAGAAGTGCGTCGAGGTGTTCAAAACCCGCGGCGCTGAACTTAGCAAGGCGGCATAAATGGCAAGTCGTGGAGTCAATAAAGTAATCCTGGTCGGAAACCTCGGGAAGGATCCGGAGGTTCGCTATCAGCCATCAGGTGGCGCGGTAGCCAACCTGACCATAGCGACGTCAGAGCAGTGGCGTGACAAGTCTACTGGCGAAAACAAAGAGATAACCGAGTGGCATCGCGTAGTCATCTTCGGGAAGCTGGCAGAAGTGGCTGGCGAGTATCTGCGTAAGGGTTCGCAGGTTTACATCGAGGGCCAGCTGCGCACCCGGAAGTGGCAGGCGCAGGACGGTACAGAGAAGTACACCACTGAGATAGTCGTCAACGTTGGCGGAACACTGCAGATGCTCGGCGGCAAGCAGGAAGGTGGTCAGGGAAACAGACCGCAGCAAAATCAGCAGCAGCGACCGCAGCAGCAGGCTGGGCCATCTACTCCACCGGCAAACAATGAGCCGCCGATGGATTTTAACGACGATACCCCCTTCTGATTTAACCCACCAATAAGGCACCGACCATGAACCTCACCGAACCTTCGGCGGACTCTGCACGCCCTGATGAAACGGAAACACAGCGTTTGCATCGACTGGCTATGCAGGACGCACAGCAGCAGATTGCCGCACGGTACGGTGAGCGGTGCCGGGTTGAATCACGCACAACGGAATCACTGGAGACGCGGCGCAGGGAACGTACCACAAAGGAATACGCACGACAGGCAGCGTTCTATCCGCAGCTGCCTCGCATCATCGTGACGAAGCCTGACATTGTCTGGAATGACTACCACACAGAGCTGCGCGGCCGCTTTGGTGCCGTGGTGCAGGACTAACTATTTTCGCCGCGGCATTGAGCCTGACAGCGGCATAAGGGGTAAGAGAATGAGTGAAGTTAAATGCGCCATTACCATATTGAAGGAAAAGTTGGCTAATGCTGACCGGCACAACCTTGCATATCAGCGGCTCTCTGTTGCCGAAATGGAAGCGATTTGGGGCACGCTGGAAAAGTCAGAAAAAGACTACGCCAAGCTTGAAGCACAGCGTGAAGCGCTGGCGGCTGAGAATGCTGTAATGCTGAAACTTCTGACTGACATTAGTGGAAATCATGTTGAATATTTCTCTGAAGACGAAGGCTATACGTTTGCCGGTGTCCCGCTGGATTATGTCTCCGAAATCAACATGTATGTCAGCCGCGATGTGAATGCTGAAAACCCATTCCCGACCACCGATGCCTACCTAAACTCTGTGCGGGCTGAGGGTGTGGAGATTTTTGCTAAACATTGTGATGAATCAATCGGGTTTATTGAGCCGGAAGACGAGACGCTTTACACGTTGATGGAAGAGCAAGCGCGTAATTTCGCCGCCCAACTCCGCGCCGGTAAGGATGGTGAGTGATGGCTATCGTCTGCGATAAGCACCTGACCGATGAAGTCATTGCAAAAGCATTTGAGAATACCAACTTTGGGCGAGATGACTTCCGCACCATTCTGGCAGAGACAGTGATGAAGCGCGCTGCCGGGTATCACTCAGGATGGACAGCAACAACCATCTGCATGCGCTTGGGCCTGCTCAGTGAAAAGAATCAGTCCGCAACGAAGCTGGGCCTGACCATGGCATTCCACCACTATTACAGGCAGGCGGTTCGTGATGCGATAAACGCCGCAGCACCCACCCCTCACGAATAAGCGATATACTCCCCACGGGAGGACATCGCCATGTCACACAACTTAGCAGCACGCAGCAGAGAAGAGCGCGACAGGATTAACGTGGATTTAGCCGCGTCAGGAGTCGCATACAAGGAGCGTATGAATCAGCCTGTTATTCCGCATGAAGTGGAGATGCAGCAGCCTGAAGCGATGAGGGATTATTTCAAAGAGAGGTTGCAGCATTACAGGAATGTTGCGCTTCAGTTCCCGCGCGGAACTGACCCGGTTTATTTCAAAGAGGAAGGGAAATGAGAGCAAAGATTCTTGATAGTGGAGAGGTTGTGGAAGTTCACTTTGAGCGGAATCCGCAGGTCGGAGATAAGGGTGAAATAAGGCATCCGGATGGCCGCAGCGTCAAATGCGAAGTTTGCATGGCTCCCGTCAATCGAAACCCAGACCCAGACGAAGCGCCAATAGGCGTTTATGTTCAAAGAATTGATTGAGCTTTAAATCGCAGACAAGCCGCCCAGCGAGGCGGTTTTTTTACGCCAATATTCAGGAGTAACCACTATGCACGCAGATGAAATCGACAACGCAGCAGAACTGGAAGCATTCAACCTGCAGTTGGCTTTAGCCAACCGTCCGAACCCGACCATGCGCTTCACCGGTTCCTGCTATTACTGCGAAGAGAAGATTGAAAAGGGTCACTTTTGTAGTCACGAGTGTAGAGAGGACTCTGAAAAAATAATCCGAGCCAACTTGTACCGGAGGGGTTAATGGGTAGGAAACTTTCTTACAGACAGAAGGCATCCATCGACCGCGTTAGGGAGCTGTTCACATACGAACCTGAAACGGGTGATTTTTTCTGGACTGACAAATGCGCCAAAAATGTTAAGCCGGGAGGCCTGGCTGGCTACAGGGATAAGTGCGGATATTGGGGTATTACTATTGACTCAGTGATTTACAAAGCTCACAGGGTGGCGTGGGCATACGTGCATGGGGAGTGGCCATCGTTAGATATTGACCATATCGATGGTCAGCGAGGTAACAACAGCATTAAGAACCTCAGGCTTGCCACTAACCATCAGAACCAAGCAAATCGGAAAGCTACTTTCGGAAAGTCGATCTACAAAGGCGTTTGCTTCCACAAGGAACATAAGAAATGGATGGCGCAACTGAAAAAGAATGGCGAAACGGAGTTCATAGGATATTTCACTTCAGAGGAAGATGCCGCCATTGCTTATAACGAGCGCGCCATATTGATGCACGGAGAGTTCGCGTCACTTAATGTCATCGCCCAACCTGAGCCGAAAATTACGCCATTCATGCTTGAAGCTGAGAAGGCCTTTGGTAACTACATGGACGAGGTAGTCAAGTGGGCAGGTAAGTCTGGTAAGCGCCGGGTAATCTGGAGCCAACCGCGATGTGAAATGGCTCACGAGGTGTGGATGGATTGCATGCAGAAACAGCAGGATCTATTAAGCAGTAGCCACCAGACTAATCAAGAAAAATCCCACACATAACTCTGAAGTAACCCCCACCCACCCTATTCACTATCGCGCTCTGCGTGAGGAGTTGTTATGTCCAGAATCGTCATGTTTGCACCGGCTATTATCGCCTCAATGGACTTTGCCGCAAAAGCATGGGCGCCGCCACAATATTACTGACACTCATACCCTTCTGCTCCAGGAGGAAAGCCAACCCGAGCCGCGGAGTTTAAACGTCATGCCAAAAAACGCCGCAACAGCAGATGAACACCATCTGCGACATCTCCCCCGACGAGTTCACTCTGTGGCTCGTCTTTTTTATTTGCATCGTGCTGGTCTGGAACTGGCCGTATAAGGAGTAGATATGGAATTACGTGACGATTCCCTTGTTGACATGAAATTCATGGTGAGTGATTCTGGTTTCACCGATCGGTACTTCTACAAGCAAATCCAGAAAGGCAATCTGAAACCGCCGATAAAATACGGCCGGTCATCTCGCTGGGAATACAAAGATTACAAATGCTGGAAACAGTCCTACGGGCAGCCAATGAAGTCCGCCGCGTGACGCTTTGTGGGCACATCCGCGGGCACAATAAAATTCACATCCGAAATGTCCATTCAAAATCAAACCCCTGCGCACCGTATTTGGTGTTTGCAGGGGACACCAGATGTTAGCCCACCTAAGTATTTCAACGTCTACTTTATTCATTTCCTTCAATCAGTTAACTCACTTTAATAGTCTACCTGCGTCTCCAGCAGGCCCACAAAATCAACACTGCCATGTTGGTATGTTCGGTTCGATAATGCAGATACCATCAGCCGAGGATTTGCCGCTCACTGAGTTAAAGGTCAGGAATGCATAGGCTGCTGCGAAGCCCGCCAGCTGGTTGCAAACCCTGCAGACCCAAGTGAAAAGCGCAAAGCAGAAAAGATTGAGAACAAAGGCTTGCTAACATTTGAGCAAGTTGCAAGAGAATGGCATACCAGTAACAGAATTTGGATGGAAAGCACAGAACGACTGCACTAAATAGTCTTTTGAGTCATTTATTCCCAATCATTGGCAAACGTAATATCAGTGATCTAAAAACTCGTAATTTGTTCGTTCCTTTGAAAAAAACAGAAGCTTAAGGAAGACCGCCCTAATATTTTCGAGCAGTTTTGCGTTAAGAAAAATCTTGATTGTCGGCTTGTAGTAAAATTGTATAATAGTCACTCATTTAACTGAAAGGGATTTTTTTGAATGAATGGAATCGACAGAAAACTAATCATCTTTACCACAAAAAAAAGATTCAATGACAGAAATGCCAATGACATGCAAAGTGGTGACATAGATGTTGATACACTGAAAAAGCATTATCATCTTGGCCAGGTATCCAGTTTCATCGACTGGACTACTTTTGGTCCCTCTTATCAGCATCCTGCTACTAACTGCATCCAGCGCGTTAGTAGAGAAAGAGCCATAGCGATGTTATACGATGAACTGAGATCTCAGTCCTATGTCTTTTCATTTCGAGGACCATACCAGGGCTTGATCATAGACCTTTTCAATCATATGCAGCGCAGTAACGGAAAAGATTATCAGCATCCGATCATGAACAATGCCTACAGAAATCTCATTTTGAGTGACAACTCTGCCGGTAACACCTTATCCATAATTAAAGACACTATCGAGCAATTTGATTTCAACAAATCCCGATTGACGAAAGAACATTTTTCAACTGTGTTATCTAAAAGTCATTTACCTAAATACACAAGATGGAAAGATTTCGTCAATGGAATGGGAATTACTGTCCATGATATAAACAGCACAGAAATCTCTATCGAAAGCTTAACCTTCCAGGGCAATAAATATACAGCAGTTGTCAAATACAGAGCACAAGACCATTTTGGCTTAGATAAAGAAGATATCTTAAAGGCTAAATTCAACTCCATTACTTTTTTTAGAATATGGTTCGCTCTACAGAGGGCTAAGCATTTTGCTCAAAAGCCATTTTTCACAAACTTTCAAGCCATTATAACATTGACAGGAGAAAACAATGTTTAACTATAAAAGGATTGGTGCATTTTTAATTTTATTATTGGCAGTATATTTCATATGGATTGCTGAAAGACCAACTAAAATAGTCAGAGTTGATAAGGGTGAGGTTTTTGTAGAACACTTACCAATGACTACCGAAGGAAAACTAAACTGGTGGTTGAAAAACAAAGAGTTACTTCAGAATAAACATCACATTATCAATACTCCTGATAACTTCACAGTTATCGTTTTGAATTTCGGTGGTTATGAACAATTACCAAAAGGATCCAGAGATGGTTCGATTGATGATTATACCTGCTTTGATGATACTAATAACGAGCATAAGAAATGTGTTTATAACAGCATAGCGTTAGTTGTAAGAGGGAGCGTTGATGGGAAAGCATTTATAAACATAGGCGATAAAACTTATATACAAGATTCTGATGGTAAAGTAACACTAAAATAAAATAATGATTTTCTATCAAGCTGCATTACAATTAAAATAGTCCACCTCAAGAAGCTGGACCATTTTTAACATGAGCATCGGCATCGGCATCGGCATCGGCATCGGCATCGGCATCGGCATCGGCATCGGCATCGGCATCGGCATCGCGAAGAATACTGATGTTCTTTTCGTCGGGAAATCGCTTATTCATGGGGAATATCCTCAAGTGGCTTATGAAGAAATGGCTAACATCGGGGTTTACTAATCAACGGGGAGCAGGTCACTTACCTTTGCAAAGTGAATACTGATATAACCCACCCACTCATGGGCGAGAAGCAAACCGTAGCTGAATTCAAATTTACTAAGAATGATGGAAGCTGGAAAGTATCACCTTAATTGAGCCCAATAATTAGCAAACCCAGTTTTCATCGGAATTTCAACGCTCATATTTTATGCGCAAGTGTTAGCACCGGGATCCATTCTAAAAAATAAAAAACCAGAAGCCTTTCAGAGGCCTGTCCGGTTTGTATAGGACTCAGGTAATGAGTTACAATCAGACTATCGTAAGATAAATGAATGACGCTCATTATGAACAAAATGCAAATCGAAGAAATGCTTGTAAAAGAGGGGTTTACACCAAAAGAAATCTCTGTGATACGTCATCATGCTGAGAAAGACGGTTATCCTTATTCCAGGCTTCTTTCCCAGTTAAAGAAAAGATTCATAGTTGCAATGATATTAATAGCAATCCTTCTCGCAGGACTCATTTATACTATTCACAGTGGTACGCAAGAAAACCTTGTATCTTATTCGATAACTTTATTAGCAGGCTTCATCATTCTGTATACTTTTATTCCTTTGAAACCTGCATACAAAGCATTTAAATTCTTGAGAAAACACTCTCATGTTTTATAAAGTCGCTAACAGAAACTTTCATTTATTTAATAGAAGAATCGTATTACCACTTCTCCCTACTGCAATACATCCCCCACTGGAGATATCTATATAATATTTAATTGGATTAGGCATGCTTTTCAAGCATCCATGGAAGATCGACAGAAAATTTCAAATCTTAGGTTGAAATAACCCAAACAGCTTTACCATCAAAAGACGATCTTAAAGCCTTATGAAAACGTTCGTCCCAACCCTGATTAGTTTCCTTTGCATATTCTTTGGCAATTTCAACAGTTTTATTTTCCGATATCAT